CAAAGCAGCCTGCACAAATTGCACAGACTGCTTTTAGTCACAACATAGAATATTTTTGTTTTTTGCGCTGTCTACTTGACAGGGGGCGGGTCATTTAGGAACACCGCCCGTTGGTATTTTTATTAGGCAGTTGCATCTGCCTTAAGCTTCAAAATCTGTACTGCCTCCGGCAGAATCAGCTTGCCGTCCACACGCTCCTTGGCAACATAGCCGATCATGCCATTGCCAGCAAACAGCTCGTTGAGCTGCTTAAAGGAACGAGTGCCACGATCACCGATGTTGTAGTAGCTGTAGTCACCAAATGCGATGGCATTCTCCGGTGCATACGCAGAGGTATGAACAGCGTAGCCCAGCACCTTGTCCGGCTCACCTGCCTGATAGGACGGCTGCCAGATATAGGCACCGTTATTGTCCTTCAGCTTGCGGAGCTGTGCCAGCGTCTTATCGTTCATGATGAAACTTGCGTTCTTGCGGTACGGACGCTTAAGAGCATACACCAGGTCGAGCATATCATCCGACTTGATGGCAGCGGAAAGCGTACCTGCCACCGTACCGCCGCCGGTCGCGGCGAAAAGGCCGGTCGGCTTGCCGGAACCGTCACCGTTGAGGAATGCATCCTCCTCGGCATTGGCGAGTGCCTTACCGAACTGAGTGATGATATAGTTTTCCAGACCGAACGCATTGTCGTAGAGAAGTTCCTCGGTCACCTTAATAGCAACATGGAGCTTGTGGGCATCCAGAAGGATCTGACTGAAGGTTGCATCACCAAAGGTAAGAGCAGCACCTTCCTCGATCCAAGCTGCCGCAGGCGTGGTAGCTGCGATGTTGATCTTATGCTCACCGGAAGTCGTGATGATGTGACCCAGGCTGCGCATGATGTTCTCTTCGGTAAGAACATCGATCAGACGGTGGTCGTACTCCTCCGGCACAAGATAGCCGCCGTCAGCGTCCACACCTTCCTGCAGGATATTGGAAACCTGCTTGAAGTTGCTGCGGAGTGCTTTCAGCATACCTTCGCGGTATTCATCGGACGCACGGCCCGTTTTCGGCTTTGTCTTGCTGTCTGCAGTCATCGGCTTTGCCACGATAGGCGTATTCACAGGCTTATTCAGCTCGTTTTCCATTGCTTCCATCTGTTCCATACGCTCAATCTCGGCACTGTAGTCCTTGATTTTCTTTTCCATGTCAGCATAGGCAGCGGCATCTTCCGCAGAAAGCAGACCGTCCTTGTCGCGCTTGCTCTCCACAAATGCTTTTGCGCCCTGCCATGCCTTGTTGCGTGCTTCACGAAGTTCATTGATCGTCATAATAAATTACCTCCAGTTTTTAATTAAATCGAGCCGTTCCATGAGGGAATCGGCATTGGTCTTGGTTTCGGATTTCTGCTCGATCCTGCACTTGGCAGCAATCTTATCCATGAGATGATTGGTGACGGCAGTGCGGGAATACACATTGCTGACCTGCGGGGTTTCCACAGCGTCAGCTGTATTTCTCTGCATGATTTCATCTGCAAATCCCATCTCCACGGCACTGTTTGCATCCATCCAGGTCTCTGCGTCCATAAGGTGCGAGAGCTTTGCCCGGCTCATGCCCGTTTTAATCTCGTAGGCATTGATGATGGACTCTTTCACCTCATCGAGCATAGAAATGGCCTTCTGCATCTCCGAAGAGTCACCGAAGGCCACCGTTGCCGGATTGTGAATCATGAGCATGGACACCGGGGATACCAGCACCTTTGTACCAGCCATCGCAATGACAGATGCCGCCGATGCCGCAATGCCGTCAATCTTAACGGTCACATTGCCCTTGTAGTCCATGAGCATATTGTAGATTTGCGCTGCCGCTACACAGTCACCGCCGGGTGAATTGATCCAAACGATAATGTCACCACTGCCGCTGTTCAGCTCATCCTTAAAAAGCTGTGGCGTGACATCATCGTCAAACCAGCTTTCCTCTGCGATGGTGCCGTTCAGAAACAGCGTCCTCTCCAGTGTCTGCTCCTGCGTCTCCTGATTCGTCACCGTCCTGTTTTTCCAGTTCCAGAACTTCTTCATCGGTAGTTTTCTCCTTCCCGCTGGCGGCAAAGATTCCTGCGTCTGCCAGCTTAGTCATATTGCCGTTGATGAGATAAAGGTCGCCGCCGTCCTCGGCAGGAATGCGGTCAAGGTTTTCAAGCTCCCGGATGTCGTTTGCACTCATCCAGCCGTTCTGTCTTGCTGTGGCATAGCCATTCATACGGCTCTGATAGTCACCACGAAGCAGTCCGTCTACGTTGAACTTGATAAAATACCGAGATTTATCACTCTGCGAAATCAGTGCCCTTGTCATGGATTGCTCCCATCTCACAAGCCATGGCTCCAGGGTGTATTTCACAAATTCCAGTGATTGCTGCTCAATATTAGAAAAGCTCGACTTTTCGAGGTCACCGACCATATGCGGCGGCACTCTGAAAATTCGAGCGATTTCGTTGATCTGAAATTTTCTTGTCTCCAAAAACTGTGCTTCATTGGGTGAAATAGAAATCGGTGTATACTTCATTCCTTCTTCCAGCACAGCAATCTTGTGGGAGTTTCCACTGCCGCCGAAGGTCTGTGTCCAGCTGTCTCGCACTTTGGACGGGTCTTTCAGCGTTCCCGGATGCTCCAGCACGCCGCTTGGCGCAGCACCGTTTGCATAGAATTTACTGCCATATTCCTCTGCGGCAATCGCAAGACCGATAGCATTCTTTGCCATAGCGATAGGCGAATATCCGACAAGGCCGTCAAAGCCAAGACCTGGAACATGGAGGACATCGCTCGGTTTCAGCCGAACAGTGCCGCCTTTGGTGGTCTTTGCTTCATCGGTCGAGGTCTGGTATTCATAATAAAGGTGCCCTTTATCGTCTCTGTCCACCGTCATGCGGTTTGGCATCAGCGGATACAGTGCCACGACCTCACCTTTGCCGTTTCGGATAATCTGTGCATAGGCATTGCCCCATAGGAGCAAGTGCGTCATAAGCGTTTCCCGGAACACGAAACTTGTCATTTCCGGGTTTGGCTCATCATGCAGCACAAAATACAGCGGATGGTCGATGGCTTTTTCCTTGCTCCCGTCATCGGTGTATCTGTAAAAATGAAGCGGCAGTCCTGCGACAGCTTCCGACAAAATTCGTACACAGGAATACACCGCTGTCATCTGCATGGCAGAGCGTTCGTTTACCTGTTTGCCGGAGCTGCTGCTGCCCATAAAAAATCGGTAGGCACTGCCCGCTGTACTGTCCTTGGGAGCATCTCTGCTCCGAAATAATCCGCTTAAAAGTCCCATAAAAATCACCGTCCTTTCTGAAAAATGGCATAAGAAAAGCACCTCCGAAGAGATGCTTTCTCGATTCACTATTTCATTTGTCACATATTATCTCGGATTTCTTCCGTTACATCTGCAAGTGTTCCACGAAGAGAACTTCCCGTGTTGCAGTATTTTTCCATTAATTCCTTCCAAAGTGGGTCATTCTCGGAAATCTCAGAAAACCAAACCGAATAATCGTCCTCACCATGTTTTTCCAATACAGTAATCACTGAACTCACCCCTTTTAGCCATTTCCGTTTGCTTTATTTTCACCATGTTAGCATCATTTTTCACATCTATCAAGCTAAGTATAAATATATAAAGTATACTTTCAAACAAAAAAGCAGGATGCTGAAAACGGCGAGGCGGTGCTCAAAGTCACCGAGGCTACACCAGTCAGTCCTGCTGAGAACCTGACAGAGAGCGGTCACTTCGGTCCAGTACCGAAGGCCCCTACCCCATCAGGTTCTAAGATAGTATAACACAGAGTGAAAATTCCGAACAGTAACTTTCAAAAAACGAGCAGCCCTCTTGTGTCATACACGCTTTCGCCTGCATCGTTTCCACATCGGATTGCTCTATCCAGTGCCATAATGGTTGCTACAGCACCGTCTATCTTTTCTGTTGATTTTTCCTTGTCCGCCTTGATGTTACCTGCCGGGTCAGTTCGGATGAAAATGTTATCCATATTCCATCTGAGAACCGGATGACCTCCATGTGAGATTCGCTGTTCCAGCACCAACTTCATCAATTCCTTGGTTGGTGGGGACATATCCTTAAATCCCTGTCCGAACGGAACGACCGTAAATCCCATGCCCTCCAGGTTCTGCACCATCTGCACAGCGCCCCAGCGGTCAAAAGCAATCTCCCGGATATTGAACCGTTCTCCGAGCCGTTCGATGAATTTTTCGATGTAGCCGTAATGCACTACATTGCCCTCGGTGGTCTGCAAGTATCCTTTTCGCTCCCATACATCATAGGGAACATGATCTCTTCTGACACGCAGGTCAAGCGTATCTTCCGGCACCCAAAAGTACGGAAGAATAATGTATTTATCATCTTCGTCCTGCGGAGGGAACACCAGCACAAAGGCTGTAATGTCCGTTGTAGACGAAAGGTCAAGACCGCCATAGCAGACACGTCCTTCCAGTTCATCCTCGTCCACAGGAAATGCACAGGCATCCCATTTTTCCATCGGCATCCAACGAACAGCCTGCTTGACCCACTGGTTCAGACGAAGCTGCCGGAAGGAATTCTCCTCGCCGGGATTTTGCTTTGCAGAGTTGCAGGCAGCTTCAACTTTATCAATGCCAACTGTGATATCCAGGCTCGGATTGGCTTTTCTCCACACCTTGGGGTCTGTCCAATCGTCCGAATCATCTGCACCGTAGATCACAGGATAAAAAGTAGGATCGATTTTACGGCCGTCCAGGATGTCCTTTGCTTTCTGGTGGGTTTCATAGCAGATGCTGTTGGTATCTGTTCCGGCTGTCGTAATCAGGAAGTACAGCGGCTGCATTCTTGCATCGCCGGATCCCTTGGTCATGACATCAAAGAGCTTTCGATTGGGCTGTGTGTGCAGTTCATCGAATACCACGCCATGAATATTGAAGCCATGCTTGGAGTAGGCTTCTGCGGAAAGCACCTGGTAGAAGCTGTTGGTCGGTGTATAAATAATGCGTTTCTGTGATGCGAGGATTTTTACTCGCTTGTTCAGAGCCGGACACATCCGCACCATATCAGCGGCCACATCAAACACAATGGTGGCCTGCTGTCGGTCGGCGGCACAGCCATAGACCTCAGCTCGTTCCTCACCGTCACCGCAGCACAGCAGAAGTGCCACAGCCGCCGCAAGCTCCGACTTGCCCTGCTTCTTCGGAATTTCCACATAGGCGGTATTGAACTGCCGGTAACCGTTTGGCTTCAGCGTACCGAACAAGTCACGAATAATCTGCTCCTGCCAGTCGATGAGTTCAAATTTCTTTCCTGCCCAGGTGCCTTTGGTGTGGCACAGGCTTTCGATGAATGCAACGGCAAAGTCGGCGGCATCAATATCATAGTGAGAATCCTTTGCCTTAAACTTAGTCGGTTTATATTTTTTTAGTTTTCGCAATGCCGTCACTCCCTTCAAAATGGCAATAAAAATAGCCGCCACCATCAATGGTGCGACTTCGTATACGAGGAACAGAGCCCTCCGGCTCCGTCCTGACCTTATGCAGGATTTTGTTTAGTTGTTTTCGTTCAGCAGAATGCAAAGGGCGAGGTTCGCTTCTTCGCAGGTGGGTTCGATGTCCCAGCCTCTATCATAGTTGGCGATGATTTCGCCGTCCAGTTTGAGCATCAGCTTGCTGATTTTTCCACCGTTGATGCCGAACTCGCTGCCTTCCTCATAGACCTTAATCCAATAGTGGACTGCCTTGCGGCCACCGTCTTTCTTAGGGATGCCAATAGTTCCTTCTTTCCACATATCCAACACCTCCTTAGTTCAGCTTGAAAAGGTATCCGTGTGCCTTTTCATACTCATCGCTCATGAAAGCCTTGTGCTGGCTGTTGATTTCTATGAGACCTTCCAGGCGGCATCCGGCTTTCTGAAAAAGCCATGCGGTTTCCACTGCGCTGCTCCAGGTGGAGGAAAAGGTGAAATGTTCGATGCCGTTTTCCTTCATGCAGGCTACCAAGCCTTCGACTGCTTCATCGCGGATGGTGTCGTTCAGGTCGATGTATTCGTTGCCACAGTCCTTGGCAGTTTCATAAGCGCTCCAAATGCGCTGCTCTGTGTTGCTTAAGCCATCAAGCTTTGCGGTTGCCTGCTTGTAAATGGCTCTTGCTGCATCCTGCTCAGCCGTGTTAGTTGCTACGGCGTAAGCCTTTTTTGCTTCCTGGATTCCTCTGTAAGCTTCTTCAAAAATGTTCATCATGGTGTGTGCCTCCTTGTTTTCTTTTGGTAGTACATATATCACTCTGAAAGCACATAATAGCAAGCGAATTAAGGTCAATATATGTGCCAAAGATCGGGTGCTATATGAAGGAGAAAACTGTGTATATTACAGCTTCTTCACTCGGTCAACACCATAGATTACATTCAGTCCGGAGCCATTATCCCAGTCCACCAGGAGGCTGCCGGTATCATCCACACCGGTTACCGTTCCCTGGGTGCCAATGGGCGGTGCCTGAGCATCATCCATCTCTACAAGCTCCACCCTCGTTCCAACGGGGTATTGACTGCGTACCTGCTCGACTGTTTCTTTATTCGGAAACCTCATCGTCTGCCACCTCCTTTTTCGCACCGCTCTTGAATGCAGAACTACCTTCCAGGTTCTTCAGCAGGACCTTTCGGTCTGCCTTGTACTCTGCGCCGATAAAGCCAAGCCGCAGGAGAAAGCATCGGAATGCGTATTTTTCATTGATGACGTCCTTTTCGGTAGCATTGATGCGTTTCTGCTCCTTGCTCATCCTGCACAGTGCGGCAATGAAGTCGGTATAGGCTTTCGCAGTATCCGCATCCACGCAGGTATCGAACCAAGAGAAGGAAACCGCATCTTCGCCAATTTCTATCGGAAGTTCTGCAATGCCCAGTGCCTTTTTAATCAGACTGCCTTTGGCATCAAGCAGCTTTGTAAGGTTTCCGACTGCTACCTTATCAAGCGGAATCGTCACCGTAAGACCTACGCTTTCGCCCTGTGGCTCGGCAACTGCGTCCTTGGATACTTTCTCGGCGGCTGCGTCAGACATTTCTGCGGCAGTAAAGCCGCGCTCGGCAAGCTGCTTCAGCAAAGTTTCAATCTCCTCGTTGTCCGCCCGGTCATCAAACTCCAATGCACCGTCCTTGGTTACGGTAAAGTAATCAATTTCGTATGCGCAAGTCGGCATATATTTGTATACCGCCGCAACTCCCGTAATTTCTGAAATCGCCTTGACCAGTGCTTTTCGTTCTGCTCCTGTTTTGTTAAATTCAATCCTCATCATGGATACCTCCTTGTTTTTTCGGTAGTACATATATCACTCTGTAGCCGATAAATAGCAAGGATTCTGAGGGGTCTCCAGTGTAGAACAATTCAAAGCAAAAATGGTGGAAACTGTGAGTAGTACACAATCCCTGCCAGTACAAAGCAGACATTCGGAAGTGCCACACCGTTTCCCCACATTTTATACTCCGCCGCATCGGAATATGGGTCTTTCAGCCATTTGATGATCTGCTTTTCCGTCTTTGGCTTCGTAGAAGTCCCCATGATTTTTCTGTGGGTTTCAAAAACCTCCGACCAGTATGCAATATCATCTTCGGTCGGATTTTCCGTACCGAGATCATCGCACCACCAATCCGGGAATCCCTGCAGCCTTGCGCATTCCGTTGGGGTAAGCCTACGGATAATGTACTGCGGTTCTTCCGCTACGGTCGGTGGGTCCTTATAGTCCGTTGCCACCAGCGTATTTGCCAGATTTTCTTCCGCTTCGGTATGGTAGGAGTTTTTGCTTGTACTGTAGACGAGGGTTTCAGAACCGCCGCCGTACATTCCACCGCTTGCACGAAGGGAACTGCCCGTATCGTTTTCCACATATTTGTCATAGGCTTCCTGCGAAAAGGCCACTGCATGACGGTCTGCCGTATTAAGCGTGAAACTGACATCTTCTCCGATACCGCTGCCCTGGGGACCGTTCTTTTCGGCTCTGCCAATCATGGAACCCTGCACTGCCACCACAGCCATACCGCCCTGATTGCAGGATGGATTGCCGCCGTTAGCATCCAGGCATCGGCTCGTTTCCGCTTCATAGAAACCGCTGTGCGGATTGTCCGACTTCATGGAGTTGCTGTCTTTTGAGCAGATACCGTAGCACTTCGGCACGAACACCGTCTGGTCGTTGTTGCAGGAGAGCGTTGCGGATTTGTTTTCCTGAATCAATGCTCCCTTGCCGCCGCCCTCACAGCCAGAGCGGATTTTCAGCGTCTTAGGTGTCTCCAGCACAAACGGCTGATTGTTGCCGCCCATTCCATAGGTAGAAGAAACGGTCTGTGCCACATCCAAAGGTCCCTTGTACCGGGTGTCCTGACTATGGTTTTCAAACACAAGCGGAGGATGGTTGGATGCCGCACGAAGCGTTGCGGTAAAATCCTCTGTCACATCCATCCGCTGACCGCCCTGGTCGTTTAGGCACAGGCTTGACGCTCCAACGCTTTCTTCAGCACTTCCGGCAGTTCCTTGCCACGAACGGAAGCCCTGCGAAGTATACCCTGACACGCCTTCGGACTCAAATAGTATTTTTCCGGCACTCCCGCCATCAAGATCTGCGACAAGGTAGATGCGTTTTCTGCGTTGGGGAACTCCCCAATACTGCGCATCGAACAGCCGCCATGCGAGGGAGAAATCCTCTGCCATGATGCAGCCTGCGTTGTCCCATTTTCCGTTCGGAAGTTCAGGCACAGCATAGTCTTCTCTTTTGATTTTGCACAGTGAGCTGAGGACTGCCCGGAAGTCTTCGCCTTTGTTGGACGAGAACGCTCCCTGGACGTTTTCCCAGACCACAAATCTTGGATACTTGCCATTGGTTTTGCACCTCATTTCTTTCACGATCCGCACCGCCTGATAGAAAAGCGAGGAGCGCTCTCCGTCCAGACCGCTGCGTTTTCCCGCCACCGACATATCCTGACAGGGACTGCCGAAGGTGATGATGTCCACAGGCGGGAGGTTGGCACCATTTTGTGCCGATACATCACCGTAGTGTTTCATCTGCGGCAGCCGTTTGGTAGTGACACGAATAGGAAACGGCTCAATCTCCGATGCCCACAACGGGGTAATGCCGGAAATCAAGCCGCCTAAAGGAAAGCCGCCGCTGCCATCGAACAGACTTCCCAGTGTTAAGTTTTTATTCTCCATCGGCAGACACCTCCAGGTCATCAAAACGGATGGTTTTGCCGTCACGCACCACAGACACATTTTCCGAAGTGCCGACCTGCTCGATATAGCGTTTTATGATGACATCGCAGTATTTCTCATCCAGCTCAATGGTGTGGCAGATTCGGTTGGTCTGCTCACAGGCAATGAGGGTACTGCCGCTGCCGCCGAACGGGTCAAGCACGATGCAGTTGCTCATGCTGGAATTCTTAATTGGATAGGCAATCAGCGGGACCGGCTTCATGGTCGGGTGGTCACCGTTTTTCTTCGGCTTATCAAACTCCCAAATGGTGGTCTGCTTTCTATCGGAATACCACTGATGCTTGCCGTTCTTCTTCCAGCCGAACAGGCAAGGCTCATGCTGCCATTGATACGGACTTCTGCCGAGAACAAGGCTCTGTTTCTTCCAGATACAGGTACCTGACAAGTAAAAGCCTGCGTCCGCAAATGCCTTTCTGAAGTTCAAGCCTTCCGTATCTGCGTGGAACACATAGATGCTGGCATCGTCTGCCATCGCTTTTTCCATGCAGGTAAATGCATCGAAAAGGAACTGATAGAACTTGTCGTTTTCCAGGTTGTCGTTCTTGATTTTGCCTGCGGTGCCCTGATAATTCACATTATATGGAGGGTCCGTTACCACAAGATTGGCTTTCTTGCCGTTCATCAGCATCTCATAGGTTTCTGCCTTGGTGCTGTCACCGCAGAGCAGTCTGTGGTTTCCGAGCAGCCAGAGGTCACCGCTTTTGGTGACAGGCGGCTTTTCCAGTTCCGCATCCACATCGAAATCATCATCTTTCGCATCATCAGCAGTATCAAAAAAGCCTGACAGCTCCGATTCATCGAAACCTGTCAGACTTAAATCGAAATCTTCTGCCTGCAGAGCTTCAATCTCTACTTTCAGAAGCTCCTCATCCCATCCGGCATCCATTGCCATACGGTTGTCTGCGAGAATGTACGCTTTCTTCTGCGCCTCGGTCAGATAGTCCACGAACACACAAGGCACTTCGTTGATGCCCTCTTCTTTCGCCGCCATGATTCTGCCATGACCGGCGATCACATTGAAATCCCGGTCGATAATGACGGGATTGATAAAACCGAACTCCCTGAGGGAAGAACGGAGCTTATTAATCTGCTGTACGTTGTGGGTACGAGCATTATTCACATAGGGAATCAGCTTATGGATATCCACCAGCTGCATCTCAGTTGTTGTCTTGCTCATCGTCCTCACCTCCTTAAAACAGACCCCATTCAGCAAACTTCTCAAAGCCGCCAATGGAATCAATATATTCTCGTGCCTGCTCCACAATATCCGCATAAGGGATACCGTCCACTTCATCATCACCGATGGCACAAACCAGTTGAACAGACTTTCCTGTTTTCTGTGCCTTCAAAAAAGCATAAATATTGACGGACACATCAGCCTTGGATAAATCCTTGCCGTGCAGTCCGCCGCCTGTTACGGAATCAGCCATATCTGAACCAAGTTTACGATTGGTGGCTCCCGTATCTACATCCGTGCCTCCAGTCCAATCACCGAGCGGATTGACCTCTGCATTCGGATAATCGCCCATGAGGTCGTAGCTGTCAGCATTGCTCTGGCAGATAATCAGGCGATTGCCGTCCAGAATGTACTTTCCGTCAGAAGTGTACTTTTCATAAATGGAATGTGCAATTTCGGACAGTTTTTTCTGCTCCTCCGTCAAAGGTACACCCTTAAAGATGCCGTTGTCACCGCAGCGGAACTGCTCCGCTTGGTTATCCGAGAGATGTGCATCCTGCGGAACAATCACAATATCGGTTTCCACATCGCCTGCGATACGAGCAATTGCACTGCAGATATCTGTTTCATTCATCTGTGCCGTGGTTTCAATAATCGCATGGCAGAAGCCATGTCCGATCAGCACCTCTACTGCAATTTTAGGATTTTCTTCTGCCGCATATGCCAGGTCAACGATTGCTCCGGCAATACGGTCTGCCACCTTATCCGGGTGGCTCGGATTCACTTTTTCAATCATGCTATTTTCTCCTTGCCCGGAGCAGAAGCTCCATTGTATCGTTTGGATTATCCTCAAACACCTCAGTGCAGTTCTGCTTTACGATGTCGTAAATCTCGTACCAGATGAGGTTTGCGCTTTTCTGATACTGCTGGCTCATCTGCACAAACAGAGAAGTGATCACTCCGCCTGTGGTCGGATGCTTACCGAGCAGACCGTAGGTGCTGGTAGCTTCCTCGCACTGAATGTATCTTGCAAATGCCTGTGCGTAGGCTTCGATGAGTCTGGGATTGACCAGCTTCTCACAGTTTCGCTCTTTCAGCCACAGCCAGGTTTCCTTGTAGATTTCATCCGCACCGAGGGGAATACCGTTTTTCTGCCTTGCCGACAGGTAATCGCTCGGCTTTGGCATATCCACGCCATTCATTACAGCACCTTCCGGCAGGTCAACCGCCTCCAGTTCTGTGGGACTCAGTGTAGGAATATCATTGTTCAGTATTTGGACTTGCTGCCCTTTTTGTATTTTTTCGGCGGCAGGTGCCGGTTTATCTCCGGCGCGCACTCGTCTGCCGCCACGATTTGTGCCGTCTCTCGCCATTATTTTTATTTCCTTTCTTGTCCTGGGGATTAATACCCCGTTTGAACCGCCGTTTTTGTGCGTTTGAGGGGGCGCCGTTTTCCGGGACCTAAAGCCACAGAGATTTTGACCGCCCCTCCGGTCACCGCCTGATCTGTCGATCACCCATCTCAAGATGGATCTTCGTGTGACATGACTGGCAGAGACTCATTAAATTTGCCGGATCGTGCGTCCCGCCCTGAGATATCGGCAGGATGTGATGTACTTCCTCCACGGGAGTCAATCTTCCTTCTGCAAAGCACCGCTCACAATATGGATGCTCACGAACGTATCGGTCACGGATTCGTTTCCAGGCGCGTCCGTATTTCTTGTTCACATTAGCGCTGCGTTCGTACTGGTTGTACTGCTTGTCAGCAAGGGCCTTGTGTTCCTCGCAGTACTGTCCGCCCTCCACGGCGAGTCTCGGGCAGCCCTGCCACGCACAGCCCCTTCGAGGACGTCTGGGCACTGCTTTCACCTCGCTTTCGGGCATAAAGAAAGCCCCACAGGATTGCTCCCGCGAGGCTCGTCATTTCATTCTGTTTTGCTGATTATACTATATCATAGTCGGCACAGTGGTTTCTTGTTGCAGAGCGTTGCAAAGTGTTGTAAAACGGGCAAGTTATATGGTAATCGGCTCCTCGGGGAGCGTGATATGCTTCAGTGCTGCATTATGCCAGCGGAACACGGTCGTTCTGTCCGCATGCAGTTCATCCCCGATCTGCTCCCAGGTCATGTTATGGATATAGCGGTAACGGAGAACCATCTGTTCATCCGCATCGGAAACCGTAGCAATGACATCCCGCATCTGGGCTTTCAGGTCAATAAACCTGTCGATCTCCCTGTTTATTTTGTCCTGCAGCTCCCAGACCTTTTCAAGCCGTCTGATAAAGGGTGCTTCGGTAGGACGGTTGGGATTATAATGCTCCTCAAGGCTCGGGGAACTGACCGTACCGACCATTTCCTGCAGCCGCTCCATTTCCGCTATATCTGAGTTTATTCTGTGATCCAGGCGGTATGCCTGTCGTAGATATTCTTTTGGTGTCATGATAGAGATTCCTCCTGTAATTTTTTCAGAAGCATCTGACCGTCAATACCAGTCAGCGCCGCAAACCAGTCGGAACGAAAGAACCTCTCACAATCCTCTACCATGAGCTTCGCGTCTTTGTTCTTCGGGTATTTTTTCAGTTTTTTCCTTGCTGTTCGATAGTCCTTGACCGCCTGCAGGATGATCGCATTTGCAAGTTTCTCATAAGGGTCATTCATCGCCTCACCTCCAGGTTTGCCCTGACCGCATCGATCAGAGCGTCCTGGGTTTTCTCCTTTTTGCGGAGAGCCTTCATGACCTGTTCGTCAATCGTGCCTATGGCAATGATGTGGTGGATAACGACCGTATCCGTCTGTCCCTGACGATGAAGTCTGGCATTTGTCTGCTGATACAGTTCCAGACTCCATGTAAGACCAAACCATATGAGAGTTGATCCGCCGGACTGAAGGTTCAGCCCGTGTCCGGCAGATGCCGGATGGATGATTGCCGCAGAAATCTTTCCCGCATTCCAATCTTCAATATCCTTCGAGGTCTTTATCTCCCGGACAGGGAATCTTGCCTTTATCCGCTCCGCATCATGCTGATACCAGTAAGCAATAAGGACAGGTTTTCCGTTTGCGCCTTCGAACAGGTCTTCCAGGGCATCCAATTTGCGGTCATGGATGTGAAGGCTGTTTTTCTCCTCATCATAGACAGCGCCGTTTGCCATCTGCAGGAGTTTTCCTGAAAGCACCGCCGCATTCGCCGCATCGATCTCGGTATCCTTGATCTTTGCGACCATGTCCTCTCGGAATTTGTCATAGACGGCCATTTCCTTTTCATCCATCACGACCGGGACCTCGTTGATCACGCATTCCGGCAGCTTCAGATAATCGCAGGACTTCATGCTGATGGTAATATCGCAGATCCGGTCATAGATCTGCTGCTCTGCTCCGGGGAGAGGCTTATAGCTGAATATGACCTCGCCGTTCCGTTTGTCAGGTCGGAAGAATGCATTCCGGTAATTGGTGATGTACCGTCCGAGACGTTCTCCCAGATCAAGCACCCGGAACTCCGCCCACAGATCCATGAGTCCGTTGCTGCTTGGCGTCCCGGTTAGCCCCACGATTCGTTTCAGCTTCGGTCTGACTTTCAAAAGGCTCTTGAACCGCTTTGCCTGGTAGGATTTGAAGGAGGACAATTCATCTATGACCACCATATCGAAGTCAAAGGGAATGCCGCTCTTATTGACAAGCCAGTCCACGTTCTCACGGTTGATGATATAGACATCCGCCGTCTGCATGAGCGCCGCTTTCCGGTCTGCCTCAGTTCCGACCGCTACGGAATAGGTCAGCCCTTTCAGATGATCCCATTTCTTTATTTCCGAAGGCCAGGTATCCCGCGCAACACGCAGCGGAGCGATTACAAGGACTTTCCGAATAAGGAACATGTCCAGGATAAGGTCAAACAGCGCCGTCAAGGTAATAGCTGTTTTGCCTTTTCAACCCAAGCCCATATCAAGGAAAATCGCAGCGATCGGATGGCTTTCGATATAGTCGATTGCGTACTGCTGATAATCATGTGCTATGAACTTCATTCGGCATCACCTCCAATCTCTTGTAAAATTGCGCTGATCTGCTCCGTGTTGTCGATGCAGTAGACCTTAAAGCCGAGAGCCTCCAGCTGCTTTTTTCTTCTGACCTGCAAAGGCCGCATCACTTTCCCCGGCGCTTTCAGTTCCGCAAAAGCGATGTGACCAGAAGGGAGGAGGATGATGCGGTCAGGCACACCATCAAATCCCGGACTTACAAACTTTGGTGCAAGACCGCCGGACTTCCTCACTGCCTCCACCAGTTTTCTTTCGATATGCTTTTCATTCACTGTATTTCTCCCAGACCTGCCCCGGATCGAACCAGAGCCATATTTTTTCTCCCTCGCCATTGACAACCTCCACTGTTTTGATGCCCTCTTCACGCTTGATGCGTCTGACGGCATATTTTGATAATCCCTGTTCCTGGCAGATATCCTGCACCTTCCTGCAGTCCATGAAGTCACTGCCTACAATTTCTCTGATCATTCCATTAACCTCCGATTGAATGGAACAACGACCACAAATTTTTCTATCGCGCGCAAAAACACGTGTCGCGATACGCTTTTTCTTTATATTTTTGTTTTGTTTTGTACTATATAGAAAAAGATGTTCCGTTGTTCCCGATTGATCCGTTTTCGCCTTATATCAACAGGTTTTCCGGTGGAACAGGCACAACTAGCGTGTTCCGGCTGTGCAGTTGTTCCACCGACCTGTTCCGGTTATTTGCGCTGATAGACGCGCTGCTTTCCATAGATGGGGAGTCTCACCGATTTTGCAGTCCGCTCCCAGTCTCCAAACCTTGTCATGATCGCCGCAAGCGCATAGCTGTCGGATGGTTTGATATCCTCTTTAGCTTTACCGAAGCACTCGCACCAGATCTCGATATTGGAAACTGTCTCACGGCGCACCGTGCCTTTTACATTGAGAGGACCGTCCGGGTCCTGCACATACTCCCACCTCTGATAAACATCCATTGTGTCCCAGGTCTCCGGCAGGAGCATATCAAGGTAACGGGCAACAAGACCTTCACGGTCATCCCGCTCCATTGCTTCGGACTGCTCCTTCTTTGCGTACTTCTCCAGTTCGTGACTTAAGAACAGTTCCTCGCCGCCCTTTGCAAGCACGATGACCTCTGCCCATATCTGGTCGATGATCTCCTGAGTCAGATCCCAGGGTTTCATCCTGCCGGTTCCGGGAACACGCACGTTCCAGAATCTGCGGTTGCCTGTGATATCACGCAGATAACCGTTCTCACTGTTGGTGGTGCCGAAGAAAACGCACTGTCTCGGATGCGGAGTGACACGCCTACCGAAAGAGGCACGGTACTTGTCATCGCAGCGGGAGACGAAGGCTTTGACCTTCTCAAGGTCGGCCTTACGCATGCCAGCCATCTCGCCGATCTCATGGATCCAGTACCCCTGGAGTTTTTCCGCTGCCGTCTTGTCATTCATATCCGATAGCGTCAGGCTATCGGCAAACCACTCCATGCCAAGTTTTGCGATCAGCGTACTCTTGCCGATACCCTGTTCGCCGTTAAGGACTGTAATGTAATCGAACTTGATGCCTGGATGGTAGATACGCATATATGCCGCACAGAGCGCCTTGCGTGTCACTGCCCGGACATACTCATTGTCCTGTGCACCAAGATAGTCGATCAACACCGTGTCCACCCTCGGGATCTCGTCCCATACAGGAAGAGACTCGAAATAATCCTTAATGGGATGATAGGAGCGGTCATCCGCAGCCTTGGTCACGGCAACGTCATAGTTCCTTTGAGAAAAGCTGCCGTAGCAGGCATCGACATAGCAGATAAGCTGTGCATCGTCCGCATCCCGCCAGAACTTTGCCGGATGTTTCCAGGGAACCTCTCCACAGATCTCCATGCCGTCCGCCAACTGATTAAAGCGGATATTTTTCATATACGGATCGTTCTCCATTATCAGGCGGATGTTATGGAGTGAATTTTCCAGGACGCCGTTCTTGTTGCGCTGCATTTTTTTCTTCCAGTCATCGTCCCCGGCATCGGCAAAATCTGTCTCTGCCTCCGCAAGCCGCTCATTCGCCGCAGCCAGTTTTACATCGTCCTGCTGCATGGCAAAGTCACACATTGCCTTGAACGAATCTTTATCATCCAGATCCCCGAACTTATGGATGCGGACGATATCAAAGGCATTGCACAGATGCAGATATGCTGGGTCTTTCGCATGGTGGGAATATACAAACTTGTCCTCTTTGATTTCCACACCCGCCATACTGCTCGATGCGATCAGATGCCAGCGGTTCTCGTTGTCGGTCGGCTCATATACATCGGAAAGAAACTGCTCCAGCGCACGTGTAACAGGGAAGAAGACCCTGTTGAACAGACCGACTGTGCCTTCCTTGGTCAGCGGATCCTGCACCTTCTGCTGCGCGACCGTATTTGCCTTGCTCTCACGGGATGAGGTCGGTAGCCTTGTCGGGTCCGTCCATTCCGGGTTAGCAGACAGAATATCATCCGGGTTCAGCCATCCGCCGTCTGTTTCCTTATACACAAATACGCCGTTCTGCGGAGAGGACGGCCAGTACATCAGCTGATTGGGCTGATAGCTGCATTCATCAAAATAGTCGATGCCGAGCATTTGCGCGAGATACCTGGACACTGCCACGAACTCCTCCGGAGTAACGTCACGGGTCAAAGGAAAGACCATACGCGCTCTTGGATTCTCCGCCGTATGGCTATGCGTGGTATAAAGCACGGATGTATATGGACAGGTTGTTTCATAGTTATCCAGGAACTCCTTTGTGATGCGGTCACCGTCAAGAGCGACCATAGAACGCTTCTCCACGGTATCAATCTTCCGGCGGCCGCCGATCAGGACGCCAGCGACAAAACCGCCGTGGTCTTTCGCTGCGTCCCTCTGCGCCTTGCTCATTTTGGCATATTCTTCAGCGGACTCCGGTGTACGGATCGTCACCTTGAGACGCTCCTTCAGATCATCAAATCGTATGGTCTTGTTGACCCATTTCTTTGCCTGACGGTTATTTCCGTAGGCGATAGCAAGATTCCTCATCTGTACGACCTCCTAACTCTCGGTGTCTCCCCGTATTCGAAACGTGCCTGACGCGCCAGTTCCCTTGCACGGTACACCCGCTTGTTTACGAAATCCCTGTACTGATACGTCCCGTATTCATGCGTCACCATCGGGATATAGCTGTCCTCCATGTCCTCACCGAAATGAGTAAAGAAGGTTCTGTCGCGCCTGTCGTTATAGGCAAAGAGGTACGGCTCATGCGTTTCCGGATGGAAACCGATAGTCACCGGATTCTCATAACTGCCGCCACCGCCGTCATCCATTTCCTGGCAGAAGATGTAAAGGTCATCATCCATCGGATCACCGAAACAGATCATGCCTGCCCAGCTGTCGGTATACTCACCGTTGCTGATTTTCGAGATCGCCCTTTCCTCCTCCGGGGTACCCTTAATGCTCCTGCGCTTTACCTCGAAGTAGCAATGGAAATGAGGAAGATAGAAATCCGGCAGATAATTTGTACCGTCACTTAGAACGATCCCTTCCGGCTCGTACTCCCATTCGATGCCCATCGCATCAAAGAAAACTGCCCATCTTGCTTCAAGCCTGGAGCGGAAGAGATATCCCTTGTACTCTGTCTGTATCGCCTTAAACTCACTCATAACGATTCCACCTCCTGGAACTTACTGTTGAAATAACGGATAGGCTGTCTGCGTTTCTTAGCCACATCGATCTCTGCCTGCATTCCGGCGGATACGATATCGCCAAGCACCCACAGTTCAGAACATTTACCGAGAAGAATGACATCCATAAATATCGCAAGCTCACGCTCTGCCGGATCATCATCATTCATAAACTGCGGGAACAGAAGATGGGGAGCAAGAGGGATCTGCCCCTTTTCCAGCGCAAACCTGCAGAACGCCCTCGCCCTTTCCGTATTTACTTCTACATCGCCGGACAGGGGACTTGCGATATATACAAGCGGCCTGTATGTCCGGTCTTTGATTTGTTTCGACATATCAACTGCCTCCTTCTAAAAAATTTGCCGAGGCTACGCCTCTAACAGGTAGCCTCGGCAAGAGGTCAAATCTGACGGTTTACTTCCAATTTTCTCGAATTTTTTTCTCAGCCCTCTTCAGCTTCTGCGTGATGTTGTTTTCATCCGCACCGATTTCGGCTGCATACTCACGGATCGGCAACCCGTCCATACGAACGGCTATAAGCATATCCGCCCAGTCCGGCTTCTTTCTGAGAATGCAGCGCACCTTTTCGCAGATAGCCTCATAGGATTCTCGGTTCTCCCGATCAATCTGATCCTTAAAGAAAATGCGCTTGTCAGCCACCTCATCCAGAAGCGGTTCAGATGTATCGACATCGTCCTCGCCGTCATCCTTTCCGGGCTGCGCCTTGCTGTGCCCGCGATGACGGTCGAATTTGTGCCAGGAGTTGTAATCCGGACGATTGAACTGCTCCTCAAAAGCATCCTGAATCATCCGCTCCCGTTCCTTCTGCGTAAGATCCTCACCCTCCAGGGAAAGTGATACCCACAGCTGCTCTGTTGCCTCCGCATCCAGGTCGATTGTCTGAACGCTCTCGTCATAACGTACCTTCAATTTCATGTCTGTGTCCTTTCCGTCCTTGGGTCACCGGACGATGGGACACAGAAAGAGCCTGCGGTAGAAGATGACCACAGACTCCTGAAAATCCGAAAATGGGCGCAGGAAATCAACGGTGGGTGCATCTTCGTTTCCGGAGCGGTCTTGACCGCTGCCTGAACTCTCTATGCTTCCATCGTCCTAATGGCCATCTCGGACTAAATGAGATTAATGTGATTTATGTATAACCGCTGTGCGGCTGATACCTTGGTTGGTGTATCTCCCTCTACTACCAGGCGAAAAAATCAACCCCCGGGGAGATGCTTTCCGATCGCTTTTCAGCTGATCTGTCTTCGTTATAACATGGAAATTTTTTTGAAAACGGACACGCCATGTCCGGTCAAAAAAGCCCGTATAAACACAAAAAGCCGGAGTTACCTACTTAGCCAACTGGCTTAAATAGATAACTCCGGCGATCAGTTCCTCGATTGGTTACGGGACTACTTGCGGTAGTTTCTGTTTATTTCTTTGCCGCCTTCTTGATCGCGGCATTTACCTGGTACTGCATATCTTCCCAGGAGATGGTTTCGTATTTGTTTTTATCGGTCTTGACCTCAAGCTGAACCTCGTCTCCGTCTATAACGACATCGCAGAAACGTGGAGGAGTAGGCTTGTCACTGCTCAGATTACGGATTGCCTGTCTCAATAGCTGTCACCTCCTAAAACCGCGCCAGCCAAGCCAGGAATTCATCTGTCGTTGCTGATCCGTGCGCCATCCTGTTTCTCCAGTCACGGACTTCGCTTGTAAGCTTTTCAAATTTCTCTGCAGCATCGGTATCCTCCGGATGCCTGTTCGTCATCATTTTGTATCGCATATAAACTTTGCGATACTCTTTAGTTGCTGCATCGTTCTTTTCCTTGTTAGCCCTTGTCACCTGGGCTCCGACATCCTTGCAAGTCTTATCCTTGTTATCTCGAAGCGGATACGAGCAGTACACAGCGTCCGAGCGTCCTTCCGGAATAAAGTAATGTCCGCAGTTTTTACACTTCACAATGTTTGCTTCTGTGTTGATGACATGCGCCATATCAAATATCAGAAGGGAAAAAGAGGACTTTATTGTGTACAATGATTCAAATCCGTTTTCAGTCAAAATCAAACGGTAATCAATGTGCTGCATATCCATGTGGTTGCCGTACATGGCTGTGAACGCTTCGATACCCCTGGTATGGCTTTCATCATCGGACTCGGTGCTTTCCATGATCTGATTAAACATTGCCTTCGTGAGGATGTACTTTTCTGCAAAAGCCAAGTACGATGTCAGAAGAATTTGCATGACGGTATCGCCGCCGACACTATCGCATCCTGTGTCCTCAAAGATGTACTGCTTCACGCTATCGTAAGAACTGCCAAAGATACCTACATACTCCTCAACTCTGTTCTCTCTAACAGCCCTGAACCAGTCATCGGCGCTATTCATGAATTCCAGGACTATCATTGTACTTATCACAGGCGGAAATTCTGCGTTAACTTTCTCATGAAACTGTAAAAATGCATCAAGGTAATTGTCTGTCGTGCCTTCCTTCTCAAGCCCATCACAGGACATAAGGATAGCCTTTATATCCATAGGGGTCAGTCGCATATACTCGCAGATAAGACCACCGATGGGATACTCGTCATCGCTTTGAGCCATAACCAATCTGTACTTGCCACCGTCAAATATGGTGTTCAGACCAAAGTCGATATTCAGTTCATCTTCTCTTGTTATCACTTTTTATACCTCCAATCGTCAAAAGGGTTTGTTAACATTCTATGTTTCTATATATCTATTGATAACAAGTATAGCACTCCGACTTTTCTTTGTCAACAATCACAGCAAGAGTTTTTCGATTGTTAACATCCAGATCAAAAAAATAAGCACCCACCACAAACGTGATGAGCGCCATGACCGGACATGCCATGTCCGTTTTCACCGAAATTTTTTTTGATATTTTTATATTTCCACACCATATGGAGCAAGATAGTCCCTTATCGCCCAGATCGGTTCTGGGTATTTTATACACAACGCTTCGCTAATCCATTGATGCGCCGGATTGATCGGACTAAGCGGACAGCCCAGCACCTCCATAAGTTTAAAGCTGATAGACGGAGGGAGGTTCATTCCAAAACATATAAGAGCGGCCGTCTCCACCTTTGGAGTCGTTTCCCGTTTCACAGTACGGCTGATGGTCTTGGGATCGCGGTCAATGGCATCGCCGAGATCAGTATATTTCATACCGCGCCAGTTGAGCAGAAGCTCCATGCACTGCTCCGGGTCATCGGTCATCTTTTTGCGGATAGCTATTTCCTCTTCCTGCTGTTTCTTCCGCATTGCCACCTGTCGTTCCTGCGGAGCGTTCTGGTAGCCGTTATGGAACTTCAGTTCAAAAGTGATATTGCTGTCCTCACGGTTCAGGAAACAGACAGTGTGATATTCCTCGCTGACCTTGCTGGTGATCTTCATATCGAAGACCAGGCAGCATTCGTCCATATGCGACCGCGCGTAATCCGTCAGGTCAAGCCGTCCGTCCTCATCGTACTGAACATACAGAGGAGCGTTATAGACATAGTGGTTATCAACGAAAATGTAATCGCCGCTCTCGGTCAGCTTACGCAGATCCTGATTAACAAACCGCTCAACCGCCGCACCCTGTGCGGAAATGGAAAATGTCTGATTGACCTTCAGCGCACCCTTGCGGAATGTATGCGGTTTGACATAGTGACCGTCAAGATATGTATAGGTGCCGATGGCAGCGTCAAAGCCTAATTCCACGAGACGGATCTTTGCAGCCTGCTTGGAAACACCGAACGCTGTTTCCAATGCGGTGATGACCTGCTCCATGACCTCGTTCTCATGTCTGGCATTCAACTCCCGCATGAAACGGGCTATATATTCCTTTGCCTTGACCTTGAATGGCTCTGCAGGCATCTGGATTCGCGGCGTCAGCTGGTTTGCCTGTTTCTCCATCTGCTCAGTCGCGCTCCTGGCAACAGCGGATGCCGCACCGCCGACAACCTCACAGCTTATGTGGGAGGCTTCTGCATTATACAGTTTCTCCAGTTCAAATACTTTTCTGTGTTTTACCCAGTGGACACACTCATGGACAATCGTATTATTGACGGAGCCGAGATTGCGTAGAAGATACATCTGCGGGTCAAATACGATAGTCTTCTCAGGGATGGTCATCGAGACCGTTTTATCCTCATTGGCATCGAACATCTCTGCTTCAGTCTCGACAAAATAGATCTGGCCGAACACGGACGCATCCTCTCGGATACGCTGCTGTTTGACCGTCAGTCCCAGGCTGTCTGCCAATACAAGCGGATCGACCATGACCGGAGGCTGTCCGTATGGCGTGACTTTTAGCGCATCTTTATAATGGTCCTTCAGAAATTCTGTAGCGACCTTATCAAGCTGATCATAGGGGATAAACGGGACAAGAGCATCAGACAGGGAATTGGGAGGCGCACTCTTTTTACTGTACGGTTCGACACGGATGATTTCCCAATCATCCAATCCGCAGGCGAGATTGCCCTCGCAGTATACACGGATCCAAGGATAACACTGGTCGCTTTCGTCATAGTGATAATCACCCTCTTTGACATCGATTTCAAGCTGCATGCCGACCTCAAAGGCAACTCGCATCCCCGGAAGATCCCGAACATATACTCTTTCAATGGTGGCATCGATCATCTCTGCATACCCTACACGGTGAACGTTCCGGGTATAGAGGTTCATCGACTCCCAGTTCTCATTTACATATTCTTCAGCGGTCTGGTACAAGCCGTTATAGCATTTATCCTTTACAAATTCAGCGAATGAACGGCCTGTGGCCATAAGCATTTCCTCCCAATATCAGATCTTATATTGATTAACTTCGATCTCCTGTAAATCCGGTTTTGAAAGCAGCTGAGTCATGTGACCGCTGTTATCCCGGAAGAAAACAATGTGCCAGACTCTCTAATGTCCAGTTTTCCGTTGTACAACTTGCCATATTAAAACCTCTTTTCTACTCAGTTGCTTTCAACACTCTATTGAACAGCAAGTAACCTTTTCAAATACTCCATTACTCGCATCTTCATGGCATCATCCTTTTGAGTAATCTCAAAAGTCCAATCAGAATCTATAGCAACCTCAAGCTGATTATAGTAGCGGGTTCTTGTTTCGTTGCTATTGATCTCATTGCGCTTATAATAAACATTGTTTGTTCCATCCTGTGTTGGAAAGATGTTCCCAACATTATCACAGCCGAGCATTAATCCATACGCTAAAATCTGCATTCTATCCGGACGAGCGTATCTTGAACTCATGGAATCCTTATACTTGACATCAAATACAATATGGTTACCTGTTTCTGAGTCATATATAATAATGTCCGGTTTAATATTTCCGCCTATATAATTTGCATATAGTTTGCTTTTTTCTCTTAATACGGTGGTTTTATCATCATATTGAGAGATTCTTATTCCCGGCTCGCTCGAAGTAAAAGACAGTACACCAGCACGTTTAAAGTATGCCCTCACATACATTTCAAACAATTTTTCCATCGAAATAGCATAAGGAACAACATAACTCGTTACGGCTGAACTGCCGTTTGCCTCAAGGGTAATCTCATTTAAGACCATTTTTGCTGCATTTATTACCGGTTTGTAATATACATACACTCCCGTAGTTTTAATTTTGTTTAAATCCAGTCTTGAGATTTTTGTATATGTCACATGGGAGAGCGCTTTGCGACTATATGCAATCATGTCCCTAAATGAATTTTTGTCACCAGATGCCGATCCAAAATAACGGTTTAAAAAAAGTTCTGCTTTATGTAATGCTGCCTTCAATACTCTATTTTCCAAGATGTCTTCCGAATACTGAAGATACCTGCAATAGATTCTATCATCACGGCCTTTAAGCGTATTGAATCTTACGTTTTTGCTAAAGACAATTTTTCCTTTTGCCTTTCCAACGAGGTTTTGCTCGTTTCGAACCATTTTCCCCATCAAAGGTCTACTGCAGAGTGCTTTTAACATTGTAATAAAAACACTTGCTGTGATGATACTGCTCTCCTTAGCGATATTATCCTGAAGGAAAATAGGATCTTCATCGTCAAAGAAATGAAAAAGCTCGTTATCCCGTAAATCCTCAATCTCCCTGTTTGCTTCATTCAACCTGTTTGTTTGAGGTGCTAAGTAATGTTCGAATTCATCATCATCACGAAGAGAATTGAGCATCTCGACAACAGAGATAGGGAATCGAGGTTCAACTTTTAAAATTAACTCTCGCCCGTCACTGGATACCAACGCCTTTCCAGAAATGCCTTTCAGCCTGCATACACCGACATAATTTCCCGAGTAAAGCCGCCCGTTTATTCTCTTTATTCCCAGATTGATTAATTCATCGTCAGATGCACATAGTATCTCATCTGGATTTATTTTTTCAGATAGGCCCTCAAGTGAGCTATTATCTTTTGCATAATACACCCACTGATGCTTTGAGCCTTCCTCCCAGTAATTAGCTTCAATCATGACAAACCTCTACATTACTCAGGTTTTATGAGTTTCTCAAATATATTTTTTACTTTGTCTTCATCAGTATTGATATCAATTTCCCCCGTAATGCAACCGAGTAATCCTGCCCATGCATCATTCTCGACTTCCGGCCGATCAAACTGGAACATGCCATCTTTGTAGTATTCACGCAAAATTGGTATCATCTGATATCTGAACCGCAGATAAAGCTGCTCTTCTGAAGAAACCAAAAAGTAAGTATGTCCGATTTGAACATCGTCCCTGTAGTACTCGTTATTCAAATTATCTGCATTAAACAGTTCTGCAATGCGATCAAACAGGATAGCCGCCTTCTCATTTATTTCTTGCTGTGCAGTTCTTTCATCCGCATCCTCAAGTTTGTCAATTCTATACTCTAAGATGATCTTTTTATTAGGAAGCAAGGAGAAAAACAGGAATCGTCTACGAATAGCGTAATCAATGCCACCGATAGATTTATCAGCAGTATTCATTGTTCCTAAGATATAAAGATTATCCGGTAAAACTACTTTGTTAGAGTTCTCAACAGTATAGGGGGTTGCAACGCTCTTTCCCCTATATTCGAGGCCATATATAAGTTCGCCAAAGACGGTTGCGAGATTAGCTCTGTTTATTTCATCAATCACGAGGAAGAACTTTGTATCCTTGAATTCTGGGCGAGATGCAACTTCTGCCATTTCTCCAAGAATCTTGTTAACCGTGTCGTAGGAAACCGAGGATTTTTCACCATCAGCAGATTTAACCGTGCTTACTTCTATGCCCCTAACAAAATCCTCATATCCGTATGACGGATGAAACTGAACAATGTCCCACGCTATCTTTGGAGTTTCTCCAGGGTTCTGCTCTGCCCATTTTGAAAGAGGCTTATCTTTGCTGTAGCTATTTACTTGAAGTAAATCAAGAGCTTCATCTGTCAGCGGCTGAGAATCATCTGAACGCCCCATGTATTTAAGATACTCTCTCGCAGAATAAGTTTTGGAAGTGCCTGGAGGCCCTTGCATAATCATTTGATGAATACCTAAAGTCTCCATTGCTCGAGAGTATTCTTCGTACTTTTTGCTATTATCCACTTTGTACACTCCTTCCACCGTAATGGATTGTCCTCCAACGGTTATAGTTTCTCCTATATTTTTCCAGAATAATGTTAGTCTCGAAATAACATCTCGGAATTCAACATTAGCCCTGGCATTTACATCCGCCTCATCTGAAACCTCAGGATGCAGCTTTCTTGACTCTGAGACAAGCCATCTGTACTCTTGCGCAGCGTAAGCCTTTAGTCTTTCGATATTAGTGTCTCCTGGGTATTCGGCAAGGTACGATGAGTAATGCTGTTCTAATGCTCGATAGTAACTTCTAAGAATTCGAAACATCATGGAATTAGGGGATGAAGAATATCTTTCATTCTCATCTTTGCCGCTATCCAAATCTTCATACCAACGCGTATACTCTTTGGGCTGCATCTCTGATGCTATTGAATAATCAATCCCATCTACCACAACAACATCATCTTTATTTCCTGAGTAGAAAAATCTCGGTCGCTTTGCTTTACCCTTGCTGTCAATTGTGGTTCCATAGGTGTATACATCTCTATTTTTACGCTCAATATACAAATATCCTGGACTCGGAAAGACTCGTTCGACCTTATCAAGTTTGGCCTTTTTCCGTACCAGAACTTGCGGATTAAACATTATGCCCTGTATAATATCCGAATCATCAATCAATCCCTGTTCTTTTATGCGCGATACAAGATTTACCATAGGCTGATGTGTTAATCCTTGATTTTTAAACATGGTAGCATCAATGTCTTTTTTCTTAATGACAATTCTCTCATTATCTGCAAAGCTAAGATCTTTGCTGTATTTGCCATCAACCAACTTTTGAAGTGCATCAATGCTTGCTTTAGCTGTTTTATCAAGAATACCATCTTTAACATACTGCCTTAACATCGGGACAATTTGATATCTGGCAATCATTGTCGTCCCATCAGCCTTATATATTCCGTGACCTATAACATATTTATCGCGTTCAGAAGCGGAGATTTGAAAACGATGTCTAAGGTTATCTGTTACGATCCGCCTTGCGCGGTAATACATAGCATTTGCAGATATGTCATACTCGGAGTATGAAGTACTTGCATCATCGTCCATGTATTTAAAATCGTTCTCTATACTTCTTTCGTAAAAATGCCGAAAGAAACCATAATTAAATTGTTCTAATGATTCTATCGTTGTGCTTTTCGTAGCAATTATATACACATTCGGAGATAACCAGACTCTTTCTTCGCCTTCATTCCTAACTTTATACGGACACTCTCCATGCGGCTCTATCAATGGAAGTACATCTCCCAGTATTCCTGAGATAGCACCTCTTCCTATATCATCAAGAATCAAAAAATACTTTTTATCATCCTTACAGCGCCAACTTTCATTAGCCTTCTTCAATAGCGAAAGTAGCAATTTGTCTTCATGCCGAAAAATAACCGTTCCATCTTCAGTCGCTATTGAAATTCCTGAGACAAAGTCTTCGTAGGAGAAGGAAGGATGAATAGGAACAAACTCCAATTCACAATCGTACAGATCTTTCCCAGCACTGAGTTTTCCTTGAGAATTGTACTCAGCCTTCAAACAATTGTTCACAATCTCAGTGGCTAAGTATGTTTTTCCAACCCCTGTACATCCGGATAGAAGTAAATATTTATTTGTATCAACAATCTGACTTAATTCATTAATCAGACTTCGTGTAGCGTATGTCATCATAATGCACCCGTTAATCTATCCAGCACCACCGAGACAGCATTAGCAACGCATTTGGCCAAAACCGGAGGCACTGCATTTCCAATCATGATGTATGTATCTGTTTGATTTCCTATGAATTCAAAATCATCATCGAACGATTGAATCCTTGCAGCTTCTCTCGGTGTAATGTCTCTGCATTGCTTGGGATCATAGTGTATAAATCTATTCCCATCACGATCAAGATGGGAAATAATAGTCGTGCTTGGCTCATCTTTACGCAAAACATGATACCTGTGTATCGGAGACTTTGCTCCAACACGTTCTTCGTAAAGATTGCTGAGACTTTTGCTATCAATGTATTCGTTTCTGCCAGACGCTATATCCTCTGCTAACATTCCATATATCTCAACATCACGTAAACTATGATGCCTTGCCCTGTGCCAAGATACGTCGCAGCCTGCCTTTGTGTATCCGATTCTTCGTGGAGAAGAATTTTCATTTATTATCGGGTACAAAGCAGGCAAATCACCAATCGCCTCTTCAACGGTCATTTTCCGTTCCACCTTATAGGATGGGAGTATGTTGACATAGAAATCCTTTAGTAAAGCCTGGGGATTGGAATAAGCATCTTTACGAATACCCATAATAATTAATCTTTCTCTGTTTTGCGGAACTCCATACTCGCTGGCATCTATTTTTGCATACTTCTTTAAATCATTGATTATCTCGTAACCGATACTTTCAAATCCCTTTTCTATTAAGTCCGTTATTGGAGTGCCGTCAGGCATAGCACTTAACATACCTGGTACATTCTCAAAAATAAACACTAACGGCTTATATCTATTCACAACATTCAAGTAATGTTCGAATAAATAATTCCTATAATCATCACGCATGCCGTTTTCATCTCGTACTCTTCCCGCAACAGAGTAAGCCTGGCACGGAGGCCCACCAATTATTATATCGATGCCACCAGCTTTTTTCACAAAATGATCCAAGCCTAAACCTTTGCCATAAGGTCCAGTTTTATATCTGCTTTCCTTCCCATTAGGTAATAGCTCTCTTGACGGAGAAACAGAATCGTCCTCCCAGCCATTGAACAGTTCATTCTCTTTCTGAATATCAAAGCACATGACACGATCTTCAGCGTCTGTGATATTCCACTTGTTTTTCAGACGATGGATCAATGTTTTAACTTGCGGCTGCAGCCATTCGACAGCCGCCACATCTTCATAACGTCCACTCTGCAAAAAGCCATCCTCAAGGCCACCGCATCCAGCGAACAAGTCAATCATTTTATAAGGCATTCGTTATTCCTCAGTTTCTGTTATATATTTTTTTATTTGTTCTGCTATTGCCTGCCCGAGCATTGGAGGTACCGCATTACCGACCTGCTTAAACTGATCAGACTGGTTTCCAAAAAAGATAAAATCATCTGGAAAGCTCTGTAATCTTGCACTTTCTCTAACAGTTGGGATACGATTCCATTTATAATGGAAATGAGAGCGATGCCCAGTGTTAATTGTTAGGGAAGGCTTCTTGCTATGATATCTTGTTAGTGCCTCATGATATTTGTACAATCCTCGATATTCATCAGGCAATGCAAGATAGTTTTTTCCTTCCGGGACAAGAGCAATCATCTTTCGTGTTTTTTCAATTGGAATACTCCCTGTATGGTTGTATACCTTTGAGGAATTCTCTCTCATTTTTTCCTGATAAGACGAATTAGGAGGTGTCATATAATCCTGAACTTTTTCCCCTCGAATTATTTGTCCGTCCTCCGTCTGCAGGCTGGGCAGGTCACTAATTGCCTGTTCACACGTTATGTATTGCTCCGGTTGAACTGTTGGTGTGGGGAATTCGAACGTTTTCTTTGAATCCCTTATTCCAACAAAGAATACTCTTCTTCTTACCTGTGGAACGCCATAATCAGGTGCAAACAGTATTTTCGGTGTCATGTTGTATCCTATAGCTTTAAAATCTTCAATTACGCGTTTTGCACCAACACCGCCATTAGCCTCTATCATTGCTAAAACATTTTCTAAAAGCACCGCCTTGGGTTTCAAACGCTCCGTCAGTTTGACCATTGCAAGATATAGAAAATTTCTCTTATCATTGATGTCCATTTTCCCCGCATAAGAGAACCCCTGGCACGGAGGTCCTCCGACAAGAACATCTAAATTGCGAATTCCTTTCTCGTCCAAGAATTTTACAATCTGATCAAGGTTTTCATGATTGTATAGATCCAATTTCATAGCTGTTGCATGACCATGATTCTTCCGAAATGTTTCTAATGCGGCATCGTCATAGTCAACACCTAAGACCACATCATATCCTGCATCTAAGAAACCTTTTGACAATCCGCCGGCACCACAGAAGAGATCAACGCATGTTAATATATGCTTCATGTATTCACGTCCTTATTCAATCAGTAATTTCTTCGCTAATATCGAAATCAATCTTGTTCTTTTTACAGTAATCATCGATTAACTTCATTGTCTTTAAATTAGGCTTTGCTTTTCCAGTCTCCCATCTATTAACGGTAGCAAAAGACACTCCTATCTCTTTAGCAAAGTCTTCCTGTGTCAAAAAAGCTTTTCGGCGTATCTTTTTAATATCTTCTGCAAAACTCATCTTTTACCTCACCTGAATTCAAATCAGAAATCTACCAGTATACTATAGCATATTGCTGTCATCTATGCAACATCAATATAGCATTTTACTCGCATTTCTAATGACAGCAGTTCCCTTGTTACACACCCTCCGAACCCTCAAAAACAGTAGTTCCCTTGTTACGCCAAGGGCAAAAAGCAGTTGCCTTGTTACACACCCCGAAAAAGCAGTGGTGGCAACTGTTGTCAGAGGGCATAAAGAAGGGACTCCGGCGATGAGCCTGATAGTGGCATTATTCTCGGAATCCCTTGATTTCAAAGGCTTTTATGTACTTTTAGTCCTTGACCCGTGACATCAATACTACCGTCTCCACATGCCCCGTCCTCCCAAACAGATCCACGCCCTTGACCTTGACCGTCTTATACCCTAACTCTTCCAGCACAGCACAGTCCCTAGCAGCAGTAGCGTGATTGCAGGATATCATAACTATCCTGTCAGGGGACATTTTTGCCATGTACTCCAGTGCGTCCCTAGTGCAGCCCTTTCTTGCAGGGTCAGCTATTATCACATCTGGTCGCTCGCCACGGCTGTAAAGTATCTCTGCTATCTTTCCTGCGTCACCACATATAAATTCCGCATTTGTGACATTGTTTGCTGCGGCATTTCGTTTTGCATTGTTTATTGCAGACTCTATTATCTCAACACCTATGAGCTTTTTCACCTTTTTGCTCATTGACAAACCAATCGTTCCTGCGCCACAGTAAAGATCAAGAAGAGTTTCCTTTCCTGTCAGCTGAGCATAATCTGCGGCAATTTCATAAAGTCGCTCCGCCTGAATTGTATTTACCTGATAAAATGACAGCGGTGATATCTCTATATCGTTTCCACACATGGTATCATGTATCGTGTCGCTTCCATATGCAGTAACAAGCTTCTGTCCGAGTATACAGTTAGTCTTTCGGCTATTCTCGTTGAAAACTATACTCTTTATATCAGCATATTTTTTGCAAAGCTCACCAACAAGCGCATCAAATACGCCACGCTTTTTAAGGTCGGTTATAACAAGACAGACCATTATCTCACCTGAGTGTTCGCCACGCCTGAGATAAATATGCCTGAGCAGACCGCTTCCCTTTTCCTCGTTGTATGCCTTTATCTTACGATTGTTCACATATGCCATTATTTCATCGGCTATTGCCTTGAATACAGCAGGCTGTAATGCACAATCGGTGTGATCGCATACACGGTGAGAACGCCTTGAATAGAATCCGCAAACTGCCCTGCCGTCCTGCTCTGCTACAGGGTACTGCGCCTTGTTGCGATAGCCGACAAGCTGTTTACAACCCTCAAAGCTGTCATATTCAGGATAAAGCTTACCAATACGCTCAAATGAATCCTTTATGAACTGCTCTTTTACACGGCATTCTTCCTCATAGCTCATGTGACGAAAACAACAACCGCCACACCTTGAATAAACAGGGCAATCGTTCTTCGTTCTTTCAACCGAACCACTTACAATATTTTCGATAATACCATAGCAATACGTTTTGCAGACCTTGACTATCCTGCATTCGATAACGTCGCCAATAACAGTAAAAGGCACGAAAACAGCAATGCCCTCGTGCTTTCCTACTCCGTTGCCCTCATTTGTCATACCGCTTATTTCAAGCCTGATAATCTCATTTTTCTTTAGCATAAAATTCCTCTATCTCATTTTTTCGCTTAAGCATAAGCTCAAAATGCTTATTGTATTCCAGCGGAAATTTGTAATTGAACACACGCTCCAAACGTCCGCCCTCTTTGTCAACAAGCTTTGTCGAGCCACCTGCACCCATTGCAAGTATGGTTTGAACCTCTTCCATTATATAGATATTATACAAACTCTCGTGACCCCGCTTTGTCCAGCCTATATTTTCAAGATTTTCAAGCATATTCTTCTGTCTGTAGAGATAATAAGGCAGATAGCCGCTTTCAAGAAGTCTTTTTGTGGCATACTCTACCATTTTATCAGCTGGATTTTTCAGCACTTCCCTGTCACCGCTGTGATTTAGCCTAGCCGCACGCTTTATGGAAAGTGTGTGTACAGTGATATTCTTAGGAGCAAGCTCGATAAGCTTATCAATAGTATTCTCAAAGCTCTCCACTGTGTCTGTTGGCAGACCTGCGATTATATCAGTATTTATAGAGTCAAAACCAACTTTTCTTGCAAGGTCAAAGCTGTCAAAAAACTGTGCAGTTGTGTGCTTTCTGCCAATAGCCTCAAGAACGCTGTCATTCAAAGTCTGTGGATTTATAGATACTCTGCCACAGCCGTTTGCTTTAAGCACCTTCAGCTTTTCTTCAGTTATGGTGTCAGGTCTTCCCGCTTCAACAGTGTATTCACGGACAGTTGACATATCAAAGCTGTTTGCAATGACTTTCATAACTCTGTCAAGCTGAGCAGCAGTGAGCGTGGTAGGAGTGCCGCCGCCAAAATATACGGTGTCAAGCTTCAAACCAAGCTTTTCCGTTATCTTCGCAGTATAAACTATCTCCTCACACAGCTTGTTCACATACTCAGGGATAAGCTTCATACAGCCCTCAATAGATTGCGAAACGAAAGAACAGTAGGAGCATCTTGTGGGACAAAACGGCACTGACACATAAAGACTAAAGCTGTCCTTTTCAAGCTCATCGAGGACAGGCTTCTGGGTTATAGCAGTTTTGTATGCAATATCGCACTTTTCTTCGCTGCAAAGATATCTGCTCTCCATGGCTTTAAATATCTCCGCCTTGTTCATGCCCTCACTGAGCATATCATTCACACGCTTCACAGGTCTTATTCCCGTTATAACGCCCCATTTCGGCACAATGCCTGTTATTTCGCTCATTACCTTAAAAAGAAGTCTTGACAGTGAAAGTTCCATGTCGCTTTCAAAATGCACAAACTCCTCTTTTTCGCAGGTCTTGCCGTCATATCTCACCTTAACGCTCAAACAAACATTGTCAGCGTTATCCTTTTTCTGAGCGAACACATAATCGTCCTCTGTATCTATGCTGTCAGAAAAAACGTGGGTAAAGAGCGTTGCAGGGATAAAAAGCTTCATTACTCCCTCAAGCTCATATTTATAATCGTTGCCGCTGAATATCAGAGTCATTTCAAAGCCTCCGCAGCCTGCCTGAGATATGGGTTATACTTTCTCTCAGCGTCAAGTGTCGTGACATTCATGTGACCTGGGTAAACAGTGAGATTTCCACCAAGGTCAGCTATTTTCATAAGCGACTTCATAAGGGCTGTGCTGCTTCCATCAGGCATATCAGTTCTGCCAACACTTCTTGAAAATAGGGTATCTCCCGAAAACATATTCATACCGCATATAAAACAAACAGAACCGCTTGTATGTCCCGGCGTTTCCAACACGTCAAATTCAAGCTCGTCAAGCTTTAGTATATCGTCCTCTGTAAACACATTGACCTTGCCTGTGTAATTTCTGTGTCCTCTTATTCTGAAAAGATTAGCAAGCATTCCTGCGTCATCTGTAAGCTTAGGCTTATCCATAATGTGGATATGCACCTCGCAGCCTGTCCTGTCTACAAGGTCAGCCACAGCACCGATATGGTCAAAATGGCCGTGGGTAAGAAAGATCTTTTTAAGCGTAAGACCGTGACTCTCTATCTCACCGAGAATATAATCAGGGTCGGCAGGTGCATCGATAAGAACGCAGTTATTTTCTTCGCTTGCAACAATATAACTGTTCGTTTCACAAACACTCAATGGTTTGAGCCTATATATTTTCATTATCTGTCCTTTCTTATTTACCGCTTCTTTCAACAGAAATAACGTTCTTTATTTTCTGAAGCTTGTTTATAACATTGTTAAGCTGTTCCATTCCTGCAATGCTGACAGTTACGGAAAGCATTGCATTGCCGTTTTTCAGTTCCCTTGAGGTTGACTCATAGATAAAAATATTGATCATTGCAAGCGCTGACGAAACGTCTGCCAGCAGACCTATTCTGTCAACCGCAACGATATCCAAAGTACACTTGAAATAGCCCGTATGCTTTTCAGAACTTTCCCACTTAACATTTATCCAACGAGCGGCATTTTCAGGATCATCTTTCTGCGAAAGATAGTTCACGCAATCCTTTTTATGCACGGATATGCCGTGACCTCTCGTGATAAAGCCGACTATTTCGTCACCTGGAAGCGGATTACAGCACTGTGCAAACTTGATAGCGCAGTTGTCGATGCCGTCAACGATAACACCAGTGGAATTTTTGGAAGTCTTTATCTTATTTTCAAGGTCAGAAGTATCAGGCTGAGCCTTTTCACCATATTTCTTATTATACTCAGATTTCAGCCTTTGCATCACCTTTGAAAGCTGAACACCACCGTAACCTATGGCTGCAAAGAAATCATCAAGAGTATCACAACTGTGTCTGTGCATATCCATCTTAAGAAAGTCCTCAAGTTCTTCCTCAGGCACTCTTATATTATTTCTGCGGAACTCTCTTTCAAGAGCATTTCTTCCCTCAAAGATATTTTCCTCTCGTCTTTCCTTTTTGAACCATGAACGTATCTTGGATTTGGCTTCATTGGTCTTGCAGATATTAAGCCATGAACGGCTTGGACCATGACCTTCAACGTTGGTAGTAAGTATCTCGATTATCTCGCCTGTTTTTATCTGATAATCATAAGACACCATTTTCTTGTCTACCTTTGCGCCGCACATCTTATGACCCACCTGTGTGTGGATAGCGTAAGCAAAGTCGATAACAGTTGATCCGACAGGCAGTGTTATCATATCTCCCTTTGGAGTGAAAGCAAAAACGTCCTCAGGTGCAAGGTCATTTTTGATAGCCCTTACTATCTCCTCAACGTCGTTTGACTCCTGCTGTGACTCGATTATCTGTCTTATCCATGCAAGGCGCTGATCGTCCTTTGAGCTACCCCTTACGCCCTCTTTATATTTCCAGTGGGCGGCGATACCATATTCAGCCGTTCTGTGCATTTCCCATGTTCTTATCTGAACCTCGAAAGGTATTCCCTCTCTGCCGATAACAGTTGTGTGAAGAGATTGATACATATTAGCCTTAGGCGTGGAAATATAATCCTTAAATCTGTTTGGGATAGGTCTGAACATATCGTGGATTATGCCAAGTACGTTATAGCACTCGGTAACTGTATTGACGATAATTCTTACGGCATAACGATCATATATCTGGTCTATCTCCTTGCCGTCACGATATACCTTTTTATAGATACCATAATTGCTTTTAACTCGACCCTCGATAAGGGGAACAGGGTCAAAATCCTTTTCAAGCCTGTCATGTATCTTGTGCTTGATGTTTTCAACAAGCTGTTCACGGCTGCCCTTTCTGAGCTGCATTTGCTCGTCTATCTCGGCATAAGCATAAGGATCAAGATAGTAAAAAGCAAGATCTTCAAACTCATCTTTAATTGAGCGTATTCCAAGGCGGTGAGCTATCGGTGCATAGATGTTCATTGTTTCATGGGCGATAGTTCTACGTTTTGAATCTTTGCAATAATTAAGAGTACGCATATTGTGAAGTCTATCTGCAAGCTTTATGATAATAACACGAATATCCTCGCTCATTGCAAGAAGAATTTTTCTGATATTCTCGGCTTTCTGCTCGTCTTTGGTGAAAGTTTCTACCTTTTTCAGCTTTGTAACGCCATTTACAAGCATTGCAACGTCTGAGCCAAAATTCTTCTGTAATTCTTCAAGAGTGCATGGAGTGTCCTCCACAACGTCATGAAGAAGTGCTGCACAAATAGTATCAGTATCCATGCCAAGCTCCAAAAGAATATATGCAACAGACAGCGGGTGGGTTATATACGGCTCGCCAGACTCTCTTTTCTGATTGTGATGATACTTTTCAGCAAGTTCATAGGCGGAAACGATTTTTGACAGATCGTACTGCCTCTCGCCATCAAGTATTTTCTGAATAAGTGCATCAATGGAACACACCGACCTCTCACCTATATGCTCAGGCTTTGAAGCTTCAGGCACAGCGTCGGTATAGTCAGGCGAAGCCGTAGGAGCAGGCTTTTCTTCAAACTGCTCTTTAACCTCGGATTCGGCAGGAAGATCTTCTTCACTGACAGTTTTTATCTCAGGCATATTTTCTATCTTATCCATTTCAGCAGGATCAAGCAAAATATTCTCTTTATCTGACATTTTAGTTACCTGCCTTTCCAAGCATTTCATTCAGCTTAACAAGAGTTTCAGAGTCCTCAAGATTTACCTTTTGTTTCGGCACAACGTAGCTTATTTTCATAGTTGCGGGTCTGAACTCGATAAGACCCCTATCACGGAAAATATCAACGCAAATATGCAGTTTGCAATAATTCATGCTGTCGCTTGATATTTTCATGAAAAGATTATCCAACGTAATATTCTTAACTGCACTTATGTATTTATATACACCGATAAGCTCCTGCCTTGTCGGGATTATTTTTCTTATAAAACTTGCAGGAAGCTGTTCCCCGCGCATGAGCTTTTCATAACAATCCTTTGCCGCAAAATATCTTTCCTGCTTTACTCCACTCAATCTATGGTCGATAACTCTTATGGATATGGACTCACGGTTATTGAACACATTTATTCCAAGCTCCACGAGCATATCAAGCTTATCGCCAACTGCGAAACAAGCTTTTTCAGGTGCAAGGGAGAAAATAAGAGCCTGTCCTCTATAGCTTCCGTATGAAAACTCGATCTTTGTATGCTTGCCCTGTGACAGCGGTATTATCTTATCTACTCTTACTCCAAGCATTGCAAAAACGGGAGCTGGATTCTCTGCACCAAAAGGCTCCATTGCTGAAAGACCCTTTACATTATCAAGGTTGATATCCTGTGGCATAAGAAGCTTATCCGCTATAAGCTCAACGCTAGGGAATTTCTCCATAGGATCGCTGTATTCATACACCATTTGAGTGAACTTTTCGATGTTCTCAGCCTTCAGCGACAGACCTCCTGCACACTCATGTCCACCAAATTTATCAAGCAGCTCTCCGCAATGCTGAAAACACTTGAATATATTGAAGCCCTTTACGCTTCTCGCAGAGCCTCGTGCGTTTCCATCATCATCAATGGAGATTATAACATTTGGCTTTCCGTAAAATTCCAAAATGCGTGAAGAAACAATGCCAATAACTCCGTGGTGCCAGCCCTTGCCTGAAAGCACAAGCACTCTATGGTCAAGAGTTTCAGGGTGAGCGTTTATATGGTTTACTATTTCTGTCATTATCTCTGTTTCCGTCTGCTTGCGCTGGGCGTTAAGATTTAAAAGAGTGTCAACATAATTTTCAGCGTCCTCTGGGTCTTCGCTTAGAAGTGTTTTTACCGCTGTAAGTGGTGAGCCAAATCTGCCCGAAGCGTTTATAACAGGGGCAATCCTAAAAGCAATGCCTGTTGAGTCAAGAGCATTTCTATCAAGCTTTGCTTTATCTATAAGATAGTTTAGTCCCAATATTTCGGTGTTTGCAAGATATTCAAGACCACGCTTAACAATAGTTCTGTTTTCCCCTGTGAGTGGCACAACGTCCGCAACTGTACCGATAGCACAAATGTCGGCATACTGTTCCATAACAGTGTCGTAACTGCCACCGTCAAGTGCAGCACAAAGCTTGAAAGCTACACCAACTCCTGCAAGGTCTTTGTATGACGAAGGACAATCTGCACGATGCGGATTAACAATAGCCCTTGCCCTCGGAAGCTTCTCAGGCGGTTGGTGGTGATCTGTGATAACAAGTTCCATATCAAGCTCTGCAATACGTTCAGCTTCCTCAACCGCGGAAATGCCGTTATCCACAGTGACGATAAGCTTAACACCCTTTTCTGCAAGCATTTCAATAGCTTCCATGTTCATGCCATATCCAGCCTCACGCTCAGGAATATAGTACATAACGTTTGCGCCCATGCTTTCAAGATAGTTGTAAAGTATAGTGGTGGACGTAACTCCATCGCAGTCATAGTCACCGTAAATACAAATAAGGTCATACTGATCAACCGCCTTGTTTATCACCTCGGCGGCTATAGCCATATCCTTTATAAGGAAAGGATCACTAAGTTCTTCGCCTTTAAAAAAATCAGCAAGGCTGTCAAAGTCAGTGAAACCCCTTGAAGTCATGACGTCTAGGGTAAGGCTTTTCAAGTCACACTTGTTCATAAACTCTGCAGTTTTCACAGGGTCAGGTCTGTTTATTCTCCATTTTTTCATATAGAAATAGTCCTTTACGCAAATTTACATTCATCATTCATTATACCACATAAACAGCCTTTTTTCAAGTAGCATCAAGAAAAAGTGTGAAATTTCAGGCATAAAAACAGCACCGCAGAAATCCCCGCAGTGCTGAAATATGGATCTTTCATTATGTTGCCGCAGAAACTGCAACAGCGTTTCTGCCATATTTTTCATTACCTGTTGGTTTATCACCTACAGGACTGAATGTTGGAACGATCTTTTCGACCATTTCAACGATATTTTCGTCATTGTTATAGCTTGCACGAGCAAGCTCTCCAAGCTGACCAAGGAACGTTTCTGTGTCAAACGGTATAGGCTTTCCGATATGGATAAGCTCATTATCCGTTTTCATCATGCCCTCCTCTGCCATAAGCTTCTCCTCAAAAAGCTTTTCGCCAGGACGTAGACCTGAGTAAACTATTTTAATATCTACATCAGGCTTATATCCTGAAAGTCTGATAAGATTTCTCGCAAGTGTGTCTATCTTCACAGGCGCACCCATATCAAGGACAAATATCTCGCCGCCCCATGCGTATGTGCCTGCCTGAAGAACAAGGCTCACAGCCTCAGGTATAGTCATGAAATATCTTATGATATCAGGGTGAGTAACAGTAACAGGACCGCCTGCTTCTATCTGCTTTTTGAACAGTGGGATTACAGAGCCGTTGCTTCCAAGAACGTTTCCAAAACGAACTGCAACAAACTGTGTGCCATTTCTGTCCTTATTGCCAACGCTTTCGATCTTAATCGCTTCACTGCTCTCTATATTATCAACAGCTATCTCGTCCATCGGATCGTTCTCAAGCATACCGTCTGTCATTTCATCAACGTGTGCATGGAGCATAGGTAGAAGATCAGTTCTGCCTGCCTTGCTGATAGCGTCCATGCTCTGGATGACCATTTCGCAGAGTCTTTTACTTGCACCCATAATATTAGTAGGGTTTACAGCCTTATCAGTGCTTATAAGCACAAACCTCTTTGTGCCATGCTTCAAAGCGGCATAGGCTGTCTTGTATGTACCAACAACATTGTTTTTGATAGCTTCATTAGGGCTTGTTTCCATAAGCGGAACGTGCTTATGTGCTGCAGCGTGATAAACGATATCAGGCTTGTATTTTTCAAAAACGTCATTGATACGTCTGCTGTCACGAACAGAGCCGATAAGCGTCACAAGATTGAGTTTACTGCCATATTTACGTTTAAGCTCCTGCTCTATTTCATAAGCATTGTTTTCATAAATGTCAAATATTATAAGCTGTTTAGGCTCATGACCTGCTATCTGTCGGCAAAGCTCGCTTCCGATAGAGCCACCGCCACCTGTTACCAAAATGGTCTTACCCTTAAGGTGCTGGAATATCTCGTCCATGTTTACTCTGATAGGCTCTCTTCCAAGCAGATCCTCGACCGCAACAGGCTTCATCTTGCTGAGAAGCACCTCACCATTTGTTATCTGATAAATGCCCGGAAGCTGTTTCATCTCACAGCCTGTTTCCTTACAAATATTAAGGATATCCCTTTTGTTCTCAGGTGATGCAGTTGGAATTGCAAAAAGGATCTGATCAATATTATACTTTTTGACGCTTTCCATAATGCAATCACGGCCACCGACGATAGGAACTCCTCCGATATTTCTTCCCCACTTATTTGGGTTATCATCGATTATGCAGAGTGGTCTTGCATTTGCACGTTCTGACATCGTAAGCTCTTTAAGGATCATCTGACCCGAAGCACCTGCACCAATGACCATTGCATTATGCACTGCCACCTGATTTGTTACCTGTTTTGCTCTTAAAAGGGTGACATATCTATAGGCAAAACGCACTGCTGTTATAAGCACGAACTGAGTTCCCGCTCCTACTATATAGTAAACCACAGGCATTCTCATGAAGAGTAATGTAATACCCACAGCCTGGAATATGGTAGTAACTATCGAAGCCAAAAATATCCTTGACAGTTCGCCAATGCTAGCAAATCTCCACAAACTATTATAAAGCTTGAACACAAAAAACACCACAACACAGAAAGCTGTATATATTGGAGCAAACTTTACATAGGCAAGCATATACTCTTTTGGTATTGCAGAAAAAGTAAGGTCAAATCTGATGAAAAGTCCGAAAATGTAGGATAGATTTACGGCAACAATATCATAGAAACACAGAAAGAATGCAATAAGCATCCAATGCTTTATCTTTTTGTTTTTCCACACCTGAACTGTGTTTTCACTTGTTTTCTCCATAAATAAAACATACCTCCGCTCAATTAAAGCAATGAATAAGATCACACCATGGCCACCCCTCAATGGCACAGTGCAGGCTATTTATAATATCATCAATATTTTTTCTATACTTAAAAAGCAAACATTCTTTCTTCGTCAGCCATAGCAGACATGAGTACTTTATCAGAACGTCTTATATTTTCACTTCCAGATCTTTTAGCTATAAGATCAAAATTAGGTTTTCTATCATCAAGATCATGAGCATCGCTTCCAAAGACAAAATCTCTGCCACTTGAAATAAGCTTATTAACAAAACGTCTTGTGGAAAAATGCTCAAAAGCTTCTGCATTTATCTGAAAAACTGCATCCACAGACATCAGACTTTTCAGATCTGACTTTGAATAAACGCCCATATATCTATGTACATGGGCGATTATCGGAATAAGCCTTCGAGAATTTGCTATCTCGTCTATCTCCTCGACGATCCAACTGTTATACTGAGTGAATGGTGGTTCAAGAAGAATAAGTCTTGTTCCGCTGATACACAGCTTTTCAAGTTCTCCTAATACGCTGATGCCTTTTTCTATAGCCACCTCAGCACCAATATGTATATCCTTCACGGCAGGGTCAGATGCCATGAGCTTCTCATAAGCATTTTGCCGTTTGACAAGATAACTGTCTAAAGAAGCTTCCCTGTGCATATAAAAATGCGGTGTTGCCACAATTATACCTACACCCTGCTGTTTCATCATTTTTATCATTTTAAGTGATGTTTTGATGCTGTCAGAGCCGTCATCAATATTCGGCAGTATGTGGCTGTGATAATCGGTAGTCAATCTAACATCTCCATGTCATTTAACTTTCGGCAGAAGCATCTTTCCCACCGTATTTATAGCTGTAGTCATATTTATACTTGTAGCTATACTTGTATCCGTAATGAGAACCGTTCTTTGCGGAAATATCATTAAGAACGAACCCAAGCAGATTGCAATCGCCTATCTCAAGCTTCTTCATAGACTCCTCTATCTCCTGATATGTAGTTCTGCCATATCTTGCCACAAGAAGAACGCCTGCGACCTCGTCTGCAAGGCTCATTACGTCAGTTACAGGAAGCAGCGGGGTTCCGTCGACAATAACATAATCATACTTATGCTGAACATATTCAAGCAATTCACGCATTTTCTCAGAAGCAAGAAGCTCTGACGGGTTTGGAGGCAAAACGCCTGATGTAAGAACAGCAAAATTGCCATTCTTGGTTTCATGCACACACTTATCAAATGTGCTTTCACCACTCAGTATTGTTGAAAGTCCAACATTGTTTTTTAACTTGAAGTTTCTGTGCTGAACAGGTCTTCTCATATCAGCGTCAATAAGAAGTACCTTATTTTCTGTTTCAGCCATTGAAGCTGCAAGGTTTGCAACTGTTACAGACTTACCCTCACTTGGATTAGGGCTAGAAACGACAACTATCTTATTTCGTGTTGTAGAAAGTGTAAACATAAGGTTTGTACGCATTGTTTTGTAGTTCTCTACAATATTAAACGGTATATCCTTATTATTGAACAGAAGCTGTTTTTTTCTGTCAGCAGAAGAACCTTCATCCTTTTTAGAAGTCTTTCCGCCAATATTCATTATCTCACCAACGATAGGCTTCTGATAAATTTCGCCAAGCTCATCAGAATTCTTTACAGTGTTGTCGAAGAAGTCGATAACAAGTATCACTAGAACAGCCACCATCAAGCCACCAACAAAGCCAAGGGCAACATTTTTAGTGGTGTTAGGAGAAACAGGTGTATTGTAAACCTCAGCATCACCTATCTTTTCAACTGAGCCTGCACCGATAACTCTTATGAGAAAGCTTGGAGCGACGTCAGCCATGATGTTACAAAGGTCAGAAGAAAGCTTTGCATTGGTTGTTGTGGCAGTTATCTGAAGTACCTCTGTCTGATTTACAGCGGTCATGCTATAAGCATTTCTCAGGCCGTCATTTGAAACCCTGCCGCTCGTTACAGTAAAATAAGGAGCAAGCTGTTCAGGAGTATACATCTCAAGAAGCTTATCGCTTACCTCGTTCATTACCGGGTCATCAGTAAGTATAACAATATAGGTCTGTACCAATGACTTTGAAGCGTTAATATCCTGTAAGTCAACATTAGTCTTATCCTGACCCGTTGATTGATTATCAGCACTTTTAACATACATTGAAACGTGTGACTGATACTGCTTACTCATAACAAATTTTGATACAAAAAGGGCCAGTATCGCACACACTATTGAAGCGGCAACGATATACCAAACCTTTCCGAGAAGAAGTACCAGAAGATCCTTGATAGTGTAATTTTTTTTCATTTGAATTATTCACCCTATTGTTGATATTTTCGTTATTTTCCCAAAAAATAAACCGTACAATAATAATTTTATCACATTCTATTCAAAAAGTCAACTTTAAACGATACGTTTTTTTGTATTTCAACAAAAAAATGGTTTTTTGTTATAACATACAATAAGATAAACTAAATCAGCCAAGTATTTGTTGGATAATCATATAAGCTGACAGCTTAATTTAACAATTATGAACGGCTACTGTAAAAGCCACCATTACAGTCGTTCCAAAACTATTTACCAGTCCTTGTATCATAAGTATGCCGAAATTCATGACAGATTGCTGAACTGAGGCAGCGGTCGACATTCGCACCACTTCACAAAGCTGCAATCCTTCCAAGATTTTTTCTTGAAGGATAGTCGCAAAAGAGGTTCTTTGGCAAGAGTGTAAAAGCAAAGTCCCACACCTGACAGGATAATTCTAACATAATCAGATGTCAACAACGTTATTTTCATTGGAGTAAGCAAAAGTTTCAAAATCTCATTGGAAAAGCACAATGTGATAGGCCCTGTCACCAAAGTAACAGAGCCTATAATCAGAAATGATATGTTCAGACAGCCTTTCAGGCGGCGTTCATTTCTTTCACCGAAACAATAAGAAACAAGCGAGCCACAGCCCATGCACAGACCTATTATGATCGAATAAAGAAAAGCCGTGAGGGTGTATGTGCTGCCCACAGCCGCAAGGGCGTTTTAGCCAAGAAATCTGCCAACAATAAATGTGTCGACAATGTTATACACCTGCTGGAGCAGATTTCACAGTATCATCGGGCTTGAAAAAGCAAGAAGCAAGCTTATGATACTGCCGTTTGTAAGATCTCTTTTCATTATCGTTCTATCTCGATACTCATACAGTTTGTACCACTAAGCTGACAACTAAGTTCATCAGGCTGATGCGTACCAACATAGAGGGTGAATTCCTTTGCAAACTGTTTTCTCTCACCGATATCTGACACTGTTGTGAAAGCTTTGTCAGGTATTTCGATTTCAACATCAAGCTTTTCACCTTTTTTGACAAAAATCCTCTTGAAGCCGCACAGCACAGGATAAGACGGAGCATTATCACAATGTGATTTAATGTAAAGTTCGATAACATCACATGTATCGGCGCCGTTATTTTCTACCTCTACATTGACTTTGCCATCGTCATAACTAAACGATGTAACAACAACATCTCCATAAGTAAGACCATAGCCGAATGGATAAAGAATGTTATCTCTCGTGTACCTATATGTTCTATCAGACATAGCATAATCAGTAAAGCAAGGCAGCTTGTCGGCACTATTATAGAATGTAACAGGCAGTTTTCCTGATGGCGACACTTTACCAAAAATAATATCCGCAATAGCCTTGCCGCCCTCTGAACCCGGATACCATGCGTGAATAAGAGCGTCACAATCATGCTCGACATTTATTGAGCTTCCTGCCGCACATACCACTATCATAGGCTTGCCGATCTTTGCGACACGCTTTATAAGCTCACGCTGACTTTCAGGAAGTCTTAGATCGTTCTTGTCACCTGATGAAAACTCATTACCTGTGTCGCCCTCCTCGCCCTCAATAGTGGCATCAAGACCAACGCAAAGTATCACAACATCAGAATTTGCCGCTGCCGCCTCAGCTTCGGCGTATCTATCTCCTGCCTGTGCAAGACCCGATACTCTGTCCTTATACAAGTGACAGCCTTCAGCATAAAGCACCCTGCCCTCAAATGCGTCCTCGATACCCTCAAGGAAAGTAACATACCTGTCGGCTGTGCCGTTATAATTGCCCTCTAAAGCCGCTCTGCTGTCCGCATTTGGACCTATTACAGCGATAGTTGATATTGATTTTTTGTCAAGCGGAAGAATACCCTTGTTTTTGAGCAACACCATGGACTTCACTGCACACTGGTAGGATACAGCTTTATGCTCAGGGCAGGAAACAACGCTGTATGGTATGTTGTCATATTCCGTTGACTTGTCAAACATGCCAAGTCTTATGCGAGTTCTCATAAGAGCAACACAGGAAGCACGGATTTCATCTTCTGTCACAAGCCCCTTGTCAAGAGCAGAAAGCAGGTGTACATACGTACAACCGCAGTTCACATTACAACCTGCTTTAAGTGCCATTGCGGCAGACTCTACAGGAGAAGACGTCACCAAATGGTGTTCGTGGAAATCCCTTATTGCCCAGCAATCAGAAACAAAATAGCCATCAAAACCCCATTTGTCGAGCTTGCCCATTAGAAACTCACTAGCACACGACGGCTCGCCATTCACACGGTTATACGCACCCATTACACCCTCGACCTTTGCTTTTTTCACAAGCTCCTCAAAGGCGTAAAGATAGGTCTCTTCAAGGTCTTTCCAATTAACCTCTGCATTAAATTCATGGCGAACAGCCTCAGGTCCGCTATGTACTGCAAAATGCTTTGCACAAGCGGCAGTTTTCAGTACCTTGCCACTGCCCTGCAAGCCTTTTACATATGCCTTGCCGCACTCTGCGGTAAGATAAGGGTCTTCACCGTAAGTCTCATGACCTCTGCCCCAGCGTGGATCTCTAAAAATATTTATATTAGGTGCCCAAAGGGTAAGACCTTTGTATATATCCCTGTCATCACGCTTTGAATACTCATTATACTTGGCACGAGCTTCTGTGGAGGTTATATCTGCCACTTTGAACACAAGGTCGGTGTCAAACATAGCCGCAAGACCTATTGCCTGAGGAAACATGGTGGCAACACCGCTTCGTGCAAGCCCATGGATACCCTCATTCCACCAGTTATAGGCAGGAATGCCGAGCCGCTCAATAGCAGGAGCGTCATATCTAAGCTGTGAAGCCGCCTCCTCTACGGTCATTTCATTTACAAGTGCTTCAGCTCTTTCCTGAGCTGAAAGGCTTTCATTGAGATAATTTTTCATATATCCTCCTTGCACATTACGTCAATTATATCATACAAAAAAATTATACACCATGGCATGACATCGTGTCAAGACGTATAATTATAATAATTAATGTAGAAATTATATCTAAATGCTTTGAGATCAGCTCTTACAAAAATCATAAAAGCACCAATACAGTAATGTTATAGGTCTTTTATTTGAGAATGCCGAGGATCTTTTACGTTTTCCAGCAATATACAATTACATGAAATAGCGCATATACGCACTTATACATAACTATTTCAAATTATCGTAAAAATATTTGCTTTTTTCTGAAAAAAATACCAATAAAAATATTGACAATCGAATTTTAATAGTGTATAATATTGTTATAAGAAAATATTACGAAAGGTGATAGGTGTTATGAAAAAGATATTTAAGTCAATTTCGGCTTCTGTTACTGCGTTCATCATTGCTTCAACAATGGTTGTAAGTGCATCTGCAGCTTCTTCTGCTGATGTTGTTTCTGCAGCTAAATCAGCAGGTGTTCCTTCTAACCATGTATCAGAGCTTAAGAACTACCTTGATTCTCACGCTTCAAAGTTCAGCTCTGCTGACTATGATTACATGGTAAAGGCTCTCTCTGATTGTGGTGCTACATATGTTCAGCCTGTTGCTGACAAGCTTTTTGGTGCAGGAACAGATCTTGCTTCACTAACAAACGATCAGCTTAGACAGGTGTTTAAGGAAATGGGCGAGGATAGCAGAAAGGCTATTGCTGATGCTTGCGTAGCTACAGGTAAACACTTTGGTGTTACTATCAAGGTAGACGAACTTACAAGCAAGGATTGGAACGTTCAGGTTGTTGATTCAGATGGCAATACAAACATTGGAACAAACACAGGTAACGGTTCACTTAATACTGGTGCAAACAGCATGACAGCTGTTCAGGTTGCTGCGGTTCTTACACTTGCTCTTAGTGCATTTGGTATTACAGTAGCTGTTAAGAAGAACAAAGAGTGCTAAGATATGGTCAGGAAAGAGGTTAAAGCTTCCTCGTCTGACGCAAACAAACTGAAAAAAAATAAGAGGACGTCAGTGGCTGTAATGGTCTTGACGCCTCTTTTAGTTTTGGCTCTTTGTTTGTCTATCATGACGCTGGTAAGTTATAAAAAATTCATAGAGCTGCAAGGATATGCAGCAATAGCGTTCAATGAGAACGCTCATTTGAAAAACCCATCAGAGGATAATAAATACAGAAATGCAGACGCACTGCCTATGAAGGGATTAACAAAAGTCACAGTGCCAGATTCTGAAAATAAGACGGAACAGCATGAGATAATCTATCCGTATTACGGCGACAAATATGCCGAGCTGACCGTAAAGAATGATAAGGCAGGCATTGACAAAGAGCCTGTTTACTGGGGAGACTCTGATGATCTCCTAGCAAAAGGGGTTGTGCAATCTAACTATTCTGCATATATAGGTGCTACAGGCAGAGTTGTCCTTGCGGCACATAACCACACTTATTTCAGATATTTACCTAATATTCTAGTGGGTGATCAAGTGATACTAAAAACAGATTATGGCAAATTTACTTATGAGGTCACAGAAACTAAGGTACTTCCAGATACAGATACTTCCCTTTTGTATTATGACGTGACCGCAGATCCACCTGTAGATGATCTGATACTCTACACTTGCTGGAACAATGGATATATGGGTCTTTCAGATCAGAGGCTTTATGTTATCTGCAAAGTCGTAAGCAAAGAATATAAGAATTAGGAGGGTAAGATCTGTGAAAAACAAAAAACTATACAACTACCTGCCTAATCTGATAATCTCGCTGTTTTTGGCGTTTATATTCCTTGCGCTGTCACTTCTGTTTGCGGCAGACAATATTTTCTTTGAACCGACAACCTATACGAACAGTATGCACAAGATAAAAATCGAGGACACGGCTTTTCAGGAAATACAGACATATTGTGAACAACAATATGCCTACACTGGTGTTGAAGCTGATACCCTGAAGAAGTCGATTAACAAAACTGATGTATCAAACGCTATTTATAGCTATGTTGAAGATACTTTCAGTTATATTCTTGGCAAAAAGAGTGGACTTCCTGAGTTTAAGGCAGACTTTACGCTTCTTGAAAAGAATATCTCAGACGATTATACAAAATGGGCTAAAAAAGAAGGCGTTGAATATACTCAGGAACTTGAAGACATAAAGCAGAAGACAATAAAAAATGTGGAACAGGCAATTGAATCCGACCTTGACGTTATGCTTTTGAGCCATATAAATAAACCTAATGGCATTTCCACAAAGCTTAAAGATCTGCTTGTGCTTGCGAGAAAAATAAGGATAGCTCTTATTGCAACGGCTGTTATATTTATAGGCGTTACGGCAGCAGTAAACAGAAAGCATATATGCGGTTTGCTTTATTGGGTAGGTACTTCACTTTTCTGTTCCTCAATGCTCATTCTTGTTCCGTGTGCTATCCTAAAGGGTACAAAATATTATGATGGGCTTGCGATACATAATGACACTGTGTATAATGCACTCACAAGATCCATGTATGGCTTAACTGACAGCCTTATTAAATTATCGACAGTTACTCTCGCAGTGGCAGTTCTTTTTATGGCACTTTTTGCGTTGATAATCAATCTGACAAAGTTCAAAAAGAAAGAAAAATGCTAAATTTATCAGACCCCTGTTTTAAATAGGGGTCTGTTTTTTTACAGATGAAACAATTCCATTTAATAGTCGTCAATAGTTTAAAAATATGATTAAAACGTTATAATAATATTACGATATATGCAGTTCGTTGATATAGGTATATAAAAGAAGATGGAAAAGATTTTTGGCAAGGCAACTTATCATAATGATAGTTATGTCTTAAAGAAGTCATGATGGACGTTAAAAAGCCGCAGAAAAGTATATAGTTGTCCCCTCCAAAGTGAATGCTTTGGAGAGGATTCTTTTAAAACCAATATAATTAAATACGCTTTTCAAACATGACTTTGCATAATTCAGTTTCATCACCACAAACATCTTGTGTTTTGCTAACTTCAACAAAACCACATTTTTTTATATAACCCTATAGCAGATAAATTATCAGCAGTGGTCTGCACTCGAACAAATCTTTTACCTTTGTCATGCAAAAAGCTATTAGCAAACTCGACCGCAAATGTTCCAACGCCATAATACTGATATTTTGGCTCAACGGCAAGCATTGAAATATAACCAACTTCAGCGTTTTCTAGTCCGTTGATTTTCAGCCAGGCAACAGGCATAAGTCCTCGACATATCAGAAAATTTTCTTCATCTGTATCATTATTCAAAATCGACTTACACCACTCGGCATAGGATATTTTATCACCGTGTAAAGCCTTCAAATTTCTGTTGTAAAGATTGGCTACTATCTTTACATCAAGTTTTTCTCGTACAGTCACAGCGTTGTAAATTTGTCCAAACTGCTTTTCAAACATCAGGTCACCATTATTTATCAGATCATTAAACGTCTGATATGGTTTTTCAGTAAAACCAAGCTTTTTCTGCAACTCAAGTGACGATGTGTTTTGGGGATCAACATAAGTTCGTACAGTTTTACAGCCCTTGTCTTTCAGTACATCAAAGGCTGTTGTAATCATTTTCTCCGCAATATGCTTGCGATGGTGGTTTTCCACAACAAACAGATCACCATAATACCAAAGTGTAGGGTCATCAATATTTTGTATACAACATAGCCTTCCCACAAAATCACCAGAACTACTTTGTGCTATCACATTAAAATAGTCTGTTTCTGACTTAAACCAAAAAAGCATACTTCTCAACTCTGCAACATCACGTTGTCCCCAAAGTGCTTTGGAAATTTGCAAAGCAAGCTTGTCTGACAAGTATTCGCTTATTCTTATGGTTATGATCTCAATATTTTTTGTATCCATAAAATCCTCATTTCATAAATAAAAAAAGTGTTCCCGAAAAATCGAAAACACTTAAATTCATTATTCACAAAAGAAGTTAGAACACAAAGCAATGTGAATGATAGATATTTTCGACTTCTCTGTTACGAATATTCATATCATTCACCTGCCTTTCAACTCTGTGCTACTGGAACAAAAAAGATGACATTAAATTCACCTGATTTTGCGGCTTATGAGATATCTTTTAAAATCACATAACCTGTCATTAAATTTATTATATCATATGCATCAAAAAATGTCAAGAGATTTTTTAATATGTACGGGGCTGTACTCGATTATACAACCCATATCTAAAAGAATTATCTCATATCTCTTGGTATAAAATTTAATAATGCTCCCGCTGCCTGTTCCAGCAAATATTCATATAATTCTTCTGAGCTCGTTATGAGGTAAATCTCAATAACACCGTTTCGCTGCGGAATGCCAAAGAATAATTCGCCGTTCTCATCGCGCTTATAAATAAAATCACGGATAATACCGTAGCGATCGAGCATAACCGTTTCAAGCATTTTCAGCAAATCATTCTGCAAATTACCGCCGTGTATGAACTCATTTGTTTCTTCTAAAGATAAATTATTAACCTCGCAGAATTGCCTGCATTTGCAAATACCGAAATCCAAAGCATTAACTATTGTCATAAAAGTCTTTTTTGTGATCATCATTTACTTCCACGTTAATTTTTATTAAACTCGTCAATCATCCTGCAATACTCTTTTTCCTCGCAGTCGATATAATCCATAGCAAACTGCTCCGCTTCTTCAAGACTGTCTTTCAGCAGTTCAAAATCAACTGCCACTGAAAAAACATCGATTTCGAGTTTTTCGGATTCATCCGCAAAAACTTCAATAGTGAAGCCCTCACAGCGAATATCATTTCCGTCCTTGTCCTCCCGATGCAGATCAGTATCGGGAGTAATCTTCACATAAAATCCTTTGTATTTCATTCAACCACTCTCCTTAAAATCTCATCTGCATATCGTCGTCAAGGTCGTAATCTTCAAATTCGTCCTCATACAACTCGTCATTTACGGAATGTTCAAGGAACAGCGAATTTTCCAAAGCTGTTTGAAGATATTTTTCATCCAGACCGTTCTCTCTGTAACCCTGTAAAATCGTATTGTAGTACTGCTGACTTGGCGGAGAAAGTTCCCCATAATTCATCAGATATGCCATGCCTAAGACTTCTTTGCCATCCAAATCAAAAGACATTTTTTCCTGTCTGTAAAGCCTCGGATAGCCCTCATAACGGTTTAGGGTAGGCAAATCTCTTTCATCAAGCTCCCAGATAAGAACAGGAACACTTGTACCCTTGCTAGGCACAATAGTCGCAACGCCTCTGAACTCCAATTCATAATCCTTGATCTCCGATGTTCCCACAACCTTTGAATGCGGACACCGATATGCCATTTGTTTAAGATTGATGTTGCTGCCATAGGCAATGTATAGCTGTTTATTTTTCATTTTTACCTCCGATCACATAGACATTTCCATGCCCATTTCTTCATCTTCTTCAAAGTCCTCACATTCGCTCTCTGACGGCTCGAAATTTTCATCGGGTACATTTTCGTTTAACTGCTGAACCTCGCTTACAGGCTCGACACGCTGCTCACGGGCGGCTTGTCGTTCTGCTTTCAGCCTTTCACGTTGTTTAACGGCATCTTCGGGATGAAGCCACGCAATATTACCCTCAAGATGTGAAAGCAAGTGCTTGCGGCAGTTTTTAAACTCCTGCCCGTTCAGACCTATTCGGATAAGCCATGTACGGAACGTATAGCGAGGATTTTCACTCTGTGTCACACGGGAACTTGCTGATTTCTGAGTCAGAGCCTGATTGCTGACTGCCAGAACCAGTGAAATATATGCCCTGAGAACTCCTGCATTCAGGCAACCGTTGAACGCTCTTACCTCGATATTGTTATCTGTAAACACTGGGTGTAAATTCAGGCAACGATACCGTGACGGATCGTAATGTGAGTGATACTCACGGTCATCGCCGTACCATAGCCTTTTTATCGTCTGCAAGTCAGTTGGTTTTCTTCGGTTAAGTTCTTCAAGAAAACGCTTGTCCACTTTTCTGCAATAATGCTGCTCACGATCCGAATTTACTTGCAAAGCCTGATAGAGCATATCCTCTTTACTTGCAAAAATGTTTACTAAATTACGAAGCTTTTGCGCGTTATATGGAGCAAAATCAATATGAATATGGATTCCTGTTGTTTCGTTGCAAACGCCTCCGCTTCGGCGAATAGAACGAACCACTTCCTGAAGCGTCGCCATATCCTCGTATTCCAGAATAGGAGTTACAAGCTCGACGGAATACAGCTTGGAAGCCGGATTCCCGTTTTTATTCGTACATCTGATACTTGCGTCGGACATGATTTTCCAACGCCTATTTTTACCGTCGTAAACATCGTATCTGTCATAACTGCCGCCGTAATGCTCGGTCAAGCCGCCTAAAACCTTTGCGACCGCTTTTGCCGCTGCCGACCTTGTTAAGCCTGTGCATTCTACTTCCACACCGAAACGCTGAGTTTTTATCCCCTCAAAATTACCTGCCAAATAACCAGCTCCCAACAAAAACAGCTTGCAGATTTTCTCCGCAAGCCGTAAATTTTAATCGTTATTCAATTTCCGTTCTGACCTCGTAACCGCCTTTGAAAATAACCAGTATTTCGGTCTTGCTCAGTATTTTTACGCACTCGATCAGCTTTCTTATCAGTACATTATCAAAGGTTTCCAACTCAAATTTCTCATGCTCTATCATATCCATAATTTTATCAAGCTTTGCCTGAGTTTCTTCTGAAGTCTTGTTCTGTGATTTCAGCATTGTAAGCCGCTCACTTAAGCCTTGTTCTTCAGCATACAGTTTTGCAAACTCGCTGTCAAGCTTGTCCTCGTCGCAGCCGCCCGAAGCTATTAAGTTGACTAAATCAGTCCTTGCTTGATCGATCTCTTTCAGCCGCTTTTCTACGGAAAGGATTTCTTCCTGTCCCTGACATTCCAAAACCGAACCGATATTTGCTTTCAAAATCCTCACAATATCGTTACGGCAGGAATAGTAATTGTTGATCGCCCTGAGTATTCCTCTATGCAGCTGTTCTTCCTTTATAGTGGGTGAATCTGGACAATATTTTTTGCCATGCTCCAATCGGCTCAGACATCTCCAAACGATTTGCTTTTTTCCTCGAGCCGCCCAAGTGGTTCTTCTGTAAGGCGTACCGCAGTGTCCGCAGATAAGAAGCTCAGACAAGGCATATTTGCTGCTGTACTTGCCTTGTTCCGTAACCGTTTTATCCGAAATCTTCCGTTTGGAATTGCGTCTTGCAAGCTCCTGCTGGACTCGGTTGTAGGTGTCTCGGTCAATTATCGGATCGTGATGGTTGGTCACAAGATACATCGGACGTTCGCCGTGATTTTTCACAACTTTGTGAGTGATACAGTCGGAGGTAAACGTTTTTTGAAGGAGCGCGTCGCCTACATACTTTTCGTTCTGTAAAATCCTCGTTATTGTATTGGTCCGCCATTCCGTGCTGCCTGTTTTGGTATGTATGCCTTTGACGTGCAATATCAATGCGATATTTTTCATCGAATGACCGTCCAGAAACATGGTGTAGATCAGTTTTACCGTTTCGGCTTCTTCGGGGATTATTTCCGGCTTGCCGTCCGCTCCTTTTTTGTAGCCAAGCAAATGCTTGTACTGAAATTGTACCTTACCCTCACGATAAGCTTTTTCTTTTCCCCAGCTTACATTTTTACTTATCGATTCACTCTCAGCCTGAGCAAAACTTCCGTACAGAGCAATCATAAATTCTGAGGTCATTGTCAGCGTGTTTATGTTCTCTTTTTCAAAAATAACTCCGATTCCCAAGTCTTTAAGCTGTCTGACATATTCAAGGCAATCCACGGTATTTCTTGCGAATCGGCTTATGGATTTTGTGATCACAAGGTCGATTTTCTTGTTTCTGCACATACGGATCATGCGGTTAAACTCGGTACGCTTTTTTGTCTGGGTGCCAGAAATTCCTTCGTCGGCAAAAATTCCTGCCAGAGTCCATTCTTTCTTTTTGTTAATAAGATCTGTGTAGTATGCAATCTGAACCTGATAGCTGTTCTGCTGTTCCTCCAGTTCGGTTGACACTCGGCAGTATGCGGCAACTCTTAATTGGTGGTATTTATCACGACTTTCCGCTGTCTGCACTTTCGCAGGAATTACTGTTACATTCGGCGCTGTGCTCATTTTCGATCTTCCTTTCCGTTATATTTTTAATTCTCACTCCGTTGATAAGCTCAACCTCTACGGTACAAAAATGGCTTATACAAATTCGTGAAACACACGCTTTGAATAAGCCAATATCCAACGTATTTAATTGTTCGTGATTTTCAAGCAGAGCCTTGATTTTATCTGTTTTCTGAGGGCTGTCATTGTAAGTGCAGCAGTCGTATTTCATCTCAGCAAGTTTATAAATCTCTGCTTTAGCTCTGTCAAAATCTACTTGGATTGAATCGGTCATACGGTTGATTTCATTTTGCTGACGGACTATATCGGCAGTAGGTGAATAAATGCTGATCTCGCCGCCGGACTCCAATAAACTTGGATTAGCTATTGCAGAATTCAGAACAGTCAGCACTGCTCCGATTATCATCTGATCAGTCAGCTGATATTCAAATTTGCAGCAATCGGGATTTCTGCAATCCCAATGTTCATATTTCGAATTGCCGCCAATTCTTGAAAGTCTGTGACCACATTCGGCACAGTATGTACGATTTCTGATTTCCTGTAAATCATCGGATATCAGATTAAACGTAGTTGCTTTCCGTATCCGCTTTTCATTTGCTCGTCTGAAAATATCCTCGGCGATCAACTGCGGATATTTGTCGGTACCGAGATACTTCTCATTTTCGATTATCCGCTTGACCATATTTTTGTTCCACTTATCTGAATCTGTATTGTAGCGAATTTTCTCACTTTCCATTAGCTTGGCAATTTGCAGTAGGCTTTTGCCTGAAAGATATTCACTGAAAATCGTCGCAACAGCGCATACCTCTTTGGGATCAGTTGTTATCACTCCGTTCTTCATGCAGTAACCAAACGGTATTACTCTGTTTTTTGCCATATTAATGTCACCTCCGCTTATAACAATACCACAAAGCCTTTGAAATAGCTATATCCAAAGGCACTAAATCTATGATAATGAATTTGTCTATTTTATCTTTTCTTTAAATTTCAATCCGCCGATCAAGTGAAATTCCAACTCATGTTGATTGATTACAACGATCCTCTCAACTATACTCTCAAATGCCGATTCTTCAAACTTGGTTATTGGCTTATCGCGCATTTCAAAAAAGTCGATTAACATTTCGATCTGATTCAGAGTTTCGTCCTCGTCATCGGAGCGTGTAAGCTTTTTCAGATCTGTTTGCAGCTTATTGATTTTTGCCGTAAGCTCCGTAGTCTGCTCAATGTATTTAGCCTCGTCCAGAAATCCTTTTGTTTTCAGCCTTGCGAGGACGTGAGTTTGTTCACGAAGCTTGGCGATTTCTTTGTGAATGTCCATCACCTGAGTTTTGCCGCTGAATTTTCTGAGCTTCAAATCCTGCAATGCTGTTTGCAGCGGTATAAGAACAGTTTTGTAATTGTACAGCAGTTTATTGCATAATCTCACAAATGCTGCATAAATTTTGATATCGGCGATTCGTCCATTGGAACAATCGCTTGCTTTGTTATTATGGGTCCGGCATGTCCAAAATACAGAGTTTTTACTGCTAACACATTTATATGTTGCACCGCATTTACTGCATAAAATTCTTTTAGATAAAAAATGATTGTTATTGATATACTCTCTGTGTCTTTTATTCAACAACTCCTGTACTGAATAAAATATATCTTTATCAATGATTGGCGTATTTACGGACTGAACATAATACTTGGGCTTTTCTCCACGATTACGTTTTTGCATGGTTGGAAGCGTCTCAGTTCTGTATTTTTTCTGAAAAAGCGCATCACCAATATATCTTTCATTAGAAAGAACATACTTTACACTTGATGCGTGCCACCGTTCAGCTGTTTGACTGCTCGGAACAGCCATGCTATTAAGCGTATCAGCAATTGCTTGCAAACCATAGCCCTCATTGTACCAGTTAAAAATTTGTTTTACAATTTTAGCCTGTTCCTCATTTACAACAAGCGTGTCATTTTGAACGGTATATCCAAATGGGGGACATGAGTTTCTATATGTTCCATTTTGCATTCTCTTTTTAATACTCCACCGCATATTCTGTGAAATCGAAGTGGATTCCTCCTGCGCCAGACCGCCCATAATGGTGATCATCATTTCATCGGTCAGATTAGCGGTATCGATATTTTCTTTCTCGAAAAATATTGTAATGCCAAGCGATTTAAGCTCTCTGACGCTTTTCAGACAATCCCTTGTATTTCGGGAAAATCGGCTGATGGACTTAGTGTAAATCCTATCGATCTTACCTCTGCGGCAATCCTTTAGCATACGCTGAAACTCGTCGCGCTTGTCCTCTCGGGTTCCGGTGATACCCTCGTCGGCATATATGTCGATCAGTTCTTCAGTTTCTGAGTTCTCAAAAACTTGGCTGTAGTACCTTGTTTGTGCCATAAAGGAATTAAGCTGATCGTTGGAATCGCTTGATACTCGGCAATAGGCGGCACAACGGATTTTTATATTTTGTTCTTCTGTTATTGTCGGCTGTATCACCGTTACTGTAGGCATTTCCTCACACTCCTTTACTTTTTACCAACAAGGATACCACAAATCTTTTTAGAATGGTATCACCAAACCCAACGAAATTATTCGTCCGAACCTGTGCAGTTTTCATGCTTATCCGCTTGTCCGGCTGCTGTGCAGAGACACATTGTGATTACTCCACCTGTACCGCCTACAAGCAAGCCAATTAAAAATCCTACTAACATCCCAATCCCTCCTACGCTGCATCCCTTGAAGACGGGAACTGACTGTATATATCTTCAGTATTCTTGTTATTGAAATTCTGTTTTTCGGCAGTTTCAAGAATTTCATCAAGCTTATCTGCAAATACTTTTGCCATAAAATCGCTGTATTCTGCCTGTCCGAATTTAGTCATCAAAATCAACTCCAATACTTATTTTCATCGCTTTTTCTACTTTTTCCATAAGTTCAAAATCAACTGAACCCATGTAACTTTTCAGTCGGTACCTGTCTATCGTCCTTATCTGTTCCGCAAGAACCACCGAGTCTTTTGGCAATGTTTTTGAACCGCAGATATGAATATGAGTGGGAAGATAGTGCTTTTTAGCCGTTGAAATCGGCAGAACTACCAGAGTAGGACTATACTTATTTCCCACATTATTCTGTACGACCAGCACAGGACGAATGCCGCCTTGCTCCGAACCGACAACGGGATTTAGGTCTGCGTAAAATATATCGCCACGTTTAATCAGCATTTTCATTCACCTTTTTCTTTGGGACTTCAAAGCCTTTCTTATTCCTCACGCAGTTATGAAGCGGACAGAACAGCACGTCTGTATCCCTGACATACCACACACAGCCGTAGCATGGATGGTATGTAGGCAGAATGCATATAGCAGGAGGGACCTTGACTCCGTAATATCCTTTTATATGCCTTGGTTTTTCTTTTATATTTTCCATTGTTTTTTCACCTCAAAAATTAGTTTAAGTATTATGTAAAACGGCGGTCTGCATTTTACGCAAACCGCCGTAATAATTCGTTTTGCCTTTGCGTGATATTTATCCCCGATACCCGTCACGCACGGAACTCTGCAAGCTGCGGTCAGCTTAACCGCATCATGGGACTCTCACCCGCTCTATCAGCCCTCACTGGGAAGTATCATTATCCTCACACGTTTCATTGCCGACTTTGAAAGCTATTCAAAGGTCTGAACGTCATAGTTATCGCTCACTCGTTTGAGGTCTTGGCGTATGGTTCATATGGCTGCCGAGATTTCATACCGACCGTGTAATTAACGTACTTGCAGAGTTGATATTCTATTGTCAAGATTCTGTCGGGCAAGTTCATCGAACTATTTGTATCGATTTTTCCCTTCACTATTTACTGGCAACGAAATCGCAAAACTACAGGGATTTATTTCTCATTTTTCATTATTTTCAGCATTTTCACTAAAATTCTATTGCATTTTTCGTTCATTGTTTGTTGTGATATGCCATACTCTCTGGCAAGTTTGCTCTGACTTTTCCTTTTCCAAAATATTTGATAGATAATTTTCTGTTCATATGGCTTAAGCTTTTCCATAGCCCTTCTGAGCTTTTCCAAATCATGTTCCAAGCTTAACTGCTCCAATACACGTTCCTCAAGCGGAACAACCGTACTGTCCTTGAGAATTTTCTGCTCGGAATTTCCGCCGTATGTATACTGCTCCAACGAGACAGGTATAACTTTCTTCCAGTTTTTATCCTTTTGCGTATACTCATCGTGATCCTTTTTGGAAAAGTGATCCGTATACTGGCTTTCCTCGCATTCCAGAACGCTGTCGCCGAAGCTGATAAACCAGCGGTTTTCATCTTCCTTGGCTTTGAGGTATTCTTCCTCTGTAAATTCGGAATATTTTTCGCTTCTGCCGTTTCTGTTGTATTCAAAATATTTTGTTTTCATTGTAAGTCCTCCGTTTTGATTTTTCTTGTTTGAATCAAAACGAAGGCTTACGGATATTTAGCGGTTATACACAGCCACTTTACTGTATAAAACATAATTGTCCTTTCTCCCGATACTTCGGTATAAGGACACAAAAAACGGAGTCTGCATTCAGCACACAGACTCCATTTTGCCTGAAAAAAGGCGCACTAAAGAAAGGGTACTGAATATGCTGCTTTGCATTTTGCAAAACGACCATATTTTGTATCCTCAGCCCTAATGCATATCAGGCGTTGAATATTGATCTAATAAAAAAAGCCGTCGACAAGACAAACTCCTTTCGGAATCTATCCTGCCGACGGCCTCTCATGTTAATTGACATTAGTCAATAGGTTTGGATAAACCAATCGGTGATCAAAGTATGTGACCCTGATAAAGGATTTACACGCAGCGCTGTTTCAGCCCGACCTTACCGTCTACACACCGTATTTTGTTTTAATATTCGCTGATATTTTCAAATATCTCGATAATATCGTGATGCCTGCCTTTTTGCTTTCTCAGCATTGTTATATGACAGCGTTTGCATTCAACTCTGGTAATATTGCTTTTGTTAGGATATCCCGCTGCTATTTCTCCGCAGTTCGGACAATGCCAGCGTTGAAGACGAGCGAATACGTTCATACCGCCCGGTTCATCTTCCCCTGCAGTTTTATATATTTTCATTCTTATCTCCATATTCTTATTAAAGATTTTTTATGACATTTACAGCGACGCCCTGAATGATACAGTTATCCACGTAGATATCATCCATTTCGCTGTTTTCGGGATGAAGACGTATTCTGTGATTTTCCGGGTAAAAACGCTTAAGCGTAGCTTCATCATCAATAAGAGCGACCACTATATCGCCGGGTTCAGCACAGTTCTGCTGTCGGATAAGCACCAGATCACCGTAATCTATCCCTGCCTCAATCATGGAATCGCCGTTGGCTCTGAGAAGAAAAAAGTCGCCTCTGCCAAACAAAGAAACCGGAAGTCTTACGTATTCTTCGATATTTTCTTCTGCGAACTTCGGAAGGCCGCAGGAGATTGAACCAAGAACAGGAATTTCTACAGTTTCGGAAAGCGTTTGCTTCCGGCGTTTTGTAACAATACTGCGATGGCCGCCATAGTCCAGTTCTCCGTTTGCTTTCATTTCCTGCATATAGCGGCAAATGGTAGCGTCAGACAGTTCTGTACCGACTGATATTTCCTTTATGCTTGGCGATGAGCCGTAATTTGCCGTATAATCGTCTATAAAAGCTATAATTCTTTTGAAATATTCGGGATTTTTGTGACGCATTTTTATATGCCTCTCTAACTGTAATATTCATTTCGTTATGCATATATTATAACTCCTATTGAATTTGATGTCAATAGATAAAAAAAGAGGTGCACAATTACTTATGCACCTTGAACACACTTTCTCCCATTTGCACAAATCGGTCAACTGCTTCTTGTGGAGATTGTATACATATTTCACCCCGATACTGAAATACCCAAGCATAAAACGTAGGACTCAGCTCGACATTTATCTTTACAGTGAAAAAATGTTTATCGCAGCTATGTGTTTCTATATCATCGCCGAACTTATCTATTATTGCTTTCATATGTTTGTTTTTACATTTCAGCGTAACGGTCTCAAGTTCTCCGCTGAACATTTTAAAGGTTTGAGCTATAAAGTCTTTCAGCACAAAATCTTTCGGACACGGTATTGCAATGCTTTCCATAATGGATATATTCGCTAATCTGTCTATTCGGAAAACCGTTATATCCTTATGCTTTTCACAATACCCCACCAAATAATACCTGTCATCATTCCACACGGCGGCATAAGGACTGACCGTATATGTATATCCGTTATGCTTTAAAACCTTTTCTCTTTTTTCGTTATATTCGTAATATTGAAACCGGATTTTCCTGCACTGTGTAATAGCTGTATTTATAGCGTCGGCATAATATATGCTTTTATTGTCCGCTTTATTTTCGTTCGGCTGCTGAATTAAACTCTTTATCTCATTCTTTTGATAAACACTTAACTGTGAAAACAGCTTGTCTATAAGCTCTGCTGATTTTTCTTCCGAAATAAACTGTGCTGCGTTTGCGGCGTCGCAGAGCATTTTTATTTCTGCGGACTCCAATCCTCTGCTTCCGATAAAATATTTATTCTGTGTACTTTTATCGCAGATAACATCATAGCCTGCGTTTCTTAACCTTTCGATATCCGCAGGAATAGTATTTCTGTGAGCTGCCACGCCTTGCTCTGCAAGTTTTTCAATAAGCTGATTTGTTGTCAACTTATGATTTTCGTCTGTTTGTTTTATGAGGATTTGGAGCAAAGCCAGAAGCTTATTCATATTTCACCTACTCAAAAGTATTCCGTAAATGTCGTCGATATTAATTCTTTTTCCGCTGACAAACACTATCGTGCGTTCATATTCGTCAATTATTCTGACCCTGTCGTTCAGAGTCACATAAGCGCCTCCGGATTTCTTTTCGTCCGAAATAAAATATTCTACCGTGATTTCGGGCTTAACGTCAATATTATCTTTTTTATATTGAAGTTTTGCGTTAATATCATATATTCTATCTTCATCAAGTTCAATCTTTTCATCTGTAAGCCTTGCAGTTTCCTTGATCTCGGAATCATAGCCTGTAAGAGCCGCAAACGGGGAGAACTGGGATGCACGGTTTTCCCGAGACATTCTCGGATGTTTGCTTGAGGTATGGTGAGGAAGATTGATTATATCCGCATAGCGGCTATCTTTTTCATTATTATCATGCATATTTTTCATCTCTAAAATCAGATTTTGATGTTCTTTTTAAGCCCTTGTTTTAATAATTCATCTTGAACTTTTAATACTTTTTTCTCAATATCTTTAATCTGTCTATCACTGGTATCTAATTGAGTTAGCGGTTTATTGTCCTTAATAGCACCTAATTCTAATTCTTTATATTGCCCACATCCCAGAACACTTTTCTTATCGTCAATCGTTTCTACGACACTAAACTTCAGAATAAAATCATCATTTTCTATATCATCTTTTTCCAATCCAAAGTAACTTGGATTCTCACAGAGAGAGTATAAATGCACGCCGCATCTTGATGCGATCCATACGGATTCACCTATATATAGGCAAACTTTATTTTTGGTTATTCTATTTTCAAGCTCAATCATATATACGCCTGCACCGACAGCGCGTGTATCCATTCCATTATTTGTTTCAAAAAAATCTATTCTCATTTTGTATTTATCCAGCACCTTTCATAATATAACTTTTCAAATCCTGAATTTACTACTTAAATATTTTCACGCCTTATGCCCTCCGACCTGACCGTTGCGCTCGATCGTCGTAGCGCCCTCCTCAAAGTTCATACCTTTCAGAATAGCGTTCTTGCCGTACTTCTTTTTGATTTTCAGCATGGCTTTCTGCATATTCTCCTCACGTTCAAGCCGCTTACTTTCTTCTTCCCTCTGTTTTTCAAGAGCCGCATAATCCGTAAACAGGTCAAGCTGTTCATAGCTTTCTTCGTCAGCTATGGATTGTTCGGGGACAACATGATTTGCAACCACATACATTCTCCGCACCATAAGACTTTTGTCAACTATTTTGTCATACAACTCCGAAACCTTATCAAGAATTAATTTAGTAGACGAAGTGAACCTTCCGATATTTATTGAGCCGTGAGCCGATTTCGGAATTTTCCGTCCGTAACGGTCTTTACTTACCGTACCCTTGTAGTTGTCGGGAACGCCCTCGTGATCGTAACCAACCGTCAGAACCATCTGATCTGTCACCAGCCCCTTGTCCACCAGATCAAGCACAAGCAGATCGGTCATTTCACGGACGATAAGCCTGCCTTTTTCAAAGCTGTATGGGCATTGAAGTACCTGTCCTGAACTGATACTGTTGTTTTCGGGCTTGTACGCTTTGATGTCTGCAATGGTACAAGGCTCCCAGCCCCATGCGTGATCTATAAGCAGCTCGGCGTTTACTCCGAACAGCTTGTACAGCAGATCCTCGTTGTATATTGAACACTCAGCAATATCGCCCATTGTGAACATATATCGTTCCTCAAGCTTTTTGGCATATCCTTGTCCAACCCGCCAGAAATCAGTCAGAGGACGGTGCGACCATAGCTGTCTGCGGTAGGACATTTCGTCAAGCTCTGCGATTCTTACTCCGTTTTCGTCGGCAGGGATATGCTTTGCCACAATGTCCATTGCGATTTTTGCAAGATACATATTTGTTCCTATTCCTGCGGTGGCGGTTATTCCCGTTTCCTGAAGCACCTCCCGTATCAGCTTCATTGTCAGCTCTCTTGCCGTCATATCGTAAGTGCTCAGATAACCTGTTGTGTCAATGAAAACTTCGTCTATTGAATAAACGTGGATATCTTCTGGAGCAATATATCGCAGATAGATGTTGTATATCTGCGTACTGACTTCCATATAGTGTGCCATCTGCGGAGGTGCGACGATATATGAAACCGCAAGTGACTTATCCCGTTTCAGTTCGTTATCGTCATAGGATTCACCTAACAGAAATCCTCTGCATTCCCTTTGGCGCTGATTATTTACTTGCTTGACTCTCTGCACTACCTCGAAAAGTCTTGCACGTCCGGGTATGCCGTATGCTTTCAGCGACGGCGAAACGGCAAGGCATATTGTTTTTTCGGTACGGCTTTCATCGGCTACCACGAGGTTTGTGGTCATGGGGTCAAGTCCACGTTCTGTACATTCTACCGAAGCGTAGAACGATTTTAGATCTATGGCGATGTAGGTTTTTTCAGACATTTTTGTTCTCCGTAAGTTCGTTTAGCAATGCGGAACAGCCCTCGTAAATATCCGCAAACGCAACATCAAACCGTCTGCTGTACCAAGGGTCTGAAACATCATCGTTTCTGCCTGCATATTCAAGCAGCTTGTGTATTTTGTTTTCGGGATCGTCTTTAAAAATACGTCTGATATTTCTCACATTATTAGAGTCCATAACCACAAACAGATCGTATCTATCGTAGTCGCTCTTTTTTAGCTGAATGGCATATTTTCCGTCGTCGCAATACACATTATGACATTTGAGTTCTGCTCTTGCAGGAGGATAAACAGGATTGCCGATCTCCTCCGTACTTGTTGCACTTGATGCGATCACAAACTGCGATGTAAGATTTTCTTTTCTCACAAGGTCTTTCATGATAAACTCTGCCATTGGCGAACGACAGATGTTGCCATGACAGACAAACATTATTCTAATCATATTATTCTCCGCTGTTACTTTTTAATGCCGATAACATTCATTGAATTTAATTGTATCCATTATATCATGTTTTCAACGATTTGTAAAGAAATACTGGCTTCAAGCCGCTATGTCATATCTAACTGTCAGTTGTTATAAATTCCTTTTAGTTTGTGTAAATTACCGAACAAATAATATATACTATTAGTCAGAGAATACAACTGTTAGTGAGGTAATATTATGGATTTGAAAACTGTCGGACAAAATATAAAGAAATACAGAATCGAAAAGGGAATAAAACAGGAAGCACTTGCTGAAATGGCTGATCTGACTCCGAATTATATCGGAATGCTTGAGAGAGGCGATAAAACTCCGTCGCTTAATACTTTGGTCAATATTGCAAATGCGCTTGGAATCACATCAGATATGCTTTTATGCGACGTTCTTAATGCAAGCTATGAAATAAAAAGCTCTCTTGTCCTGGATAAAATAAACAATCTTCCGCCAAAAGAACAAAAGCGTATTTACGCTGTGATAGAAACTCTGCTTGAATTTGCAGAATAATAAGCGTTTTTTTACAAAGTCTGTGCAAAACCACAGACTTTGTCTTATTTTTATTGACTTATTACTGTTTTCATGATATAATAACTAACAGTCATATAGATTACCATTAGTTATATAAAAGGAGCAGCATATTATGAATGTAATAAAACAGGTAGCCAAAATACATAACGTATCAGAGGAAGAGGTCAGACGTGAAATACAAGCTGTAATTCACGCTGCAATGCAGTCAAAAGATCCCCAGGTACAAAAACGCTGGGCAGAAATTTGTAAAAACGGAAAAGAACCTACTCCTGAGAAATTGATACGTTATTTAAGCCGCAAAGTATGCAGTAATTTAAATCAATAACAGAAAAATCCGCCTGAAAACAGACGGATTTTTTATTTATCCGAATACCATATCCTGTATTCGATCATTTTCTGTTCCAGCTCCAGCTGACTTGCCGTACATTTTTGGTATATAGACATAGAGAGGCGCCGTCTGCCGAAGAAAAGCAGACGGCATTTATTTATATGAAAAATGCAACCGTATATGCGGTATGCACTTATTGATTTCTGAGTTTATCTCTTATACTTATTTTCTATTTCTTTATTTTGCTCTATATCGTCATTTTGCTTGGCTGCCAAACATAATGCTGACGTAAAAAGCGTTATTGTTCCGCCAAATATACTGCCCAAGATAAACCAAAGCATTTACATTCCTCCCGGCCTATATTCAAATAAAATCCAGATATACACTGAGCAGTTCCGCATATTTTTCTGATTCATGCAATTTAATCAATGCTCTCTTTTCCGTAGCATATATACTTTGCTTCGATAAATTGAATTTCTGTGCAATTTGCTTTATTGCGCATTTACGGCGGTTAATTCCGTATCTCATATTCAGAATGATCTCATGTTTATAAGGCAGACTTTACATAGCTTCGTTCAGCAGATCGTTAAACTCAGGCGTACATATCTTTTTGAGCATAAGTTTTTCTCCGTCATAGCCGACTTTAAGTTCTGATATTTCATATCGTGAGAAATCATTGTATTCAAATATATATTTTTGAAGTCTGTTTTTTATATCGGAAGACATTGAAGACATTAAAGTAACCTTCTTTATATTATGTTCCGCTAAATCTACGGCTCGCTGTGCTGCCACAGACACGGCTTCTGAAAACAGCTCGTCCAAAGGCAGTCCGCTCTGCTTTGCCGCTGCCAATGAATACATCAGCGCTTTTTTCATGTACAGCTCAATATATCTTTTTACTGCGGACATATCTCCGCCTTTAAGTCTGTCGACGGTATTTTTTATTTCTTTATTTGAAGAAGAAATATTACGTACATATTCAATTACGCTTTGCATTTCCGGGCAGATAGCTTTGCAATGATCATAAATTTCTTCATAATTTATTTTATCCAAGCTGCGTCACCCTTACTTGCAGATTTCTACAGTAAAATTACCGTCGTTATCAACTCTGAGCCTTAACGTCTTTATATATCTGTCGTAGAAATTTTCCATTTCCTTTTCGCTTGCGCTGATCCTTGCTTCTTCATAAATTTTCCTTACCAGTTCCTTTCCGTTTAGGCTGATGATTTCGGGCAGATATTTTTCAAGACAGCTGAACAATACCGCTTTTTTCAGTTCTTCAATATTACCCGAACAGAAGTCGTCTATGGAGCAGTAGTAAATATTATGCTCCGACAACGCTCGTTTGATAGCCTGTCCGCATTTGGAATGTTCATACATTACCAAGAACTCCGCTTTTGTAAGGGTTGATATGAATCCCCAGTAATCGGAATCGCTCGATACTAAAATAAAGGACGTTATATTATTTTCATAGTAATCGGTACACACTCCCGCCGTCATCTTTATATCTACCAATGATTTCTGATCGGTGACCCGGTTGACTTCTATGTGTTCTATCGGTATTTTAGTGAATTTTTCAAGCCAGTCCCATCCGCTTGTCGTATGATAATCGTCATATAAAACTATTTTTTCTATTTTCGATAATTCATCCTGATTGAGATTTTTCAGAACGCTGTACAGCTTATATACGTCCGAATTTTCGCAGTCGACTGCAATTGCCGTTTTGTAGCTGCGGTCAATAAAATCATATATATTATTTTTTGTTTCGCTGTGAGCGTCCTTGTATTTTGTAAAATCGGTAAAAATATCGTTATGCTGCCTATATATTATACCTAAAAATTTACCGTCCGTATAAAGTATGCTGCCGTGATCTTCGGATTTCCAATGAATATACATCTGAAACGGATAGTATTCTATATTTTTCATATATATGTTGAATTCACTTTTAAGAACGCCTTTTTTCGTATACTGAGGTATTACAAATAAATCCTTAATGTAGTTCCAGTTTACCCAATCGGGGAACAACTCGAAGCAGTTATCAATATTTGCGCTAATAAGCCCTGCAAGGTCAAGCATATATTTTTCAGAGCGGTAATTTGGTTTTATTATCTCAAATCCCCATTTTTCAAGCTGCTTTATATTATCCTGATCGTAAAAGTCCATACTGTTGAGATTTTTCAGATTAAACCTCATTTCATCGTCGGTCTTTTTGAATTTCTGCATAAGCGTTGTACGAAGCTTACACAAATACCTGATTATCGAAGTTTCCTTATTGACGTACAAAGTCTGCAAAAGTTCGTGATACTCTTCGCCGAAGCATTGCTCCAATATATTCTTTTTCACACCGATCATATATCCGATAGTTGTTACTATTTCTTTGGTGTCTACTGTCATATGCACCGCTCCTTTCTGTTAATTATTATATCAAAAAAATTATATGATTACAACTCCCATAGTTTTCTTATTTCCTCGTTACGTTTTAATTTTCTGAGGGCTTTTTCTTCGATGCTTATTATTCGTTCTTTATCTACATAAAACATATCAGCAATTTCCTTAACCGAATGCTTTCCGCAAAGGCTTAATCCATATTTCAGCCGAATCACTTTCTGTTCTCTTTCGGTCAAGGCGCTTATAACGTTTTTAAATGTTTCCTTGACATTCTTCCAATAAATACGATCAATAATATATTTTTCTCCGTTATAAGCAATGTTATGCCTGTGTTTACAGTAGTCCTCGTAGGAAATGGGCGGTTCGGTATAGTAAAGAGCCAATTCCACCTCTTTCAGCTTGAGCCCTGTTACCTCGCTTATTTTTTTAGACATATAGTAATATGAGTCCGAACTGTATTTTTCCTTTTCGGCTTTTACTATCTCTACGGTTTGGGCAAACTGCGCAGGCAAGGGGATATAACTGCTGTTCTGACGGATATATGCGTTAATACCTTGATGGATTCCCGAAATAATATAGCTTGAAAACAATCTATTCTTTTGAAGATCGTATCGTTGGACATATTCAGCAAGTCCTATCACTGCCTCGGAAAATATTTCGTCCAACGGCAAAGAGGTTTTCTCGGCTGCATCGAGTGAAAATCTCAACGCTGTACGCAAATACATTTCAATCATTCTGTTTGTGGCTTTGGAATCACCGTTTTGTTTTCGCAGATACAATTCCTTATATTCGTTTGCTCTTGGCGGATTTATATGACTTATTTGTTCTACCAAATTCCTCATATCGGGACACAATTCTATACATCGTTTATATACTTCATTGTAACGCTCATCAATTCTTTTAAACGCTTTCACTTCCTTTTTAGCTGAGTCAATATTCATCAAATTACTTCCTTGATATGCATTTTCATTTATTTTCGGGTATAATATTTATGGTTGAAGTACTTTTTCGCATATTCAGTTACTATCAGCAAAAGGCAAGAAAACCCACGCAAATACGCAGGTTTTCTATTATTTTGACTGTAAATTTGACGGTTTAAATCATGCCGAAAAATTCAGACGGCTCACGTATTTCCTCTTAATTTCGGCAGAAGAATGCACATAGCGGTTCATGGTAATTGAAACGTCAGCGTGACCGAGCAGCTCGCTTAATGCTTTTGGATCAAACCCCTTTTCAACGCACATAGTTGCATAGGTATGTCTGAGCGAATGGAAATTCATATCACGAATTTCGCATTTTTTAAGAACTGACTTGAACCTGTTCTGCATAGTTCTCGGTTCAACAGGTGTTCCGTATCCGGATAAAATATATGAATGCGCCGAACCTTTGAATTTAATCAGCTCCTTACATACAAATTCAGGTATTGGCACATCACGAACGGATGTGACGCTTTTTGGTGAACCTACAACGATCTCCGTCGTACCGTCATCATAAGAGATACGCTGAATCGTCTTGGTTACGCTGATCTGTTCATTTTGGGAATCGATATCCTGCCATTTTAAGGCGCAGAGTTCTCCAATACGAAGTCCGGTATACAGGCAAAGCAAGATACCTATATTGGTTCTATCCGGATTATACATAAGATACTGTTTAAGTCTTATTCTTTCGTATTTGTCCAAAACAGCCTGCTCGTCGCTGTTTTTCTCTATTCTTGGCAGCTTAATGTTCTCGGCAGGATTTGAAAAGTTATACTCATTATGAGCATAGCTGCATACCGATTTCAGAACAACGATCACATCTCTTACAGTCTTAACCGAAAGTCCTCCGCTGCCGTCCTCTCTGCCCGATACGAGCAGTTCGGACATATATCTGTTTAACATTTGCTTGGTAAGCGCGGTATACCGAATTCCCCCAAACTCCGGATAAATATGATTATTGAGCAGATTACGGTAACTTGTATAGCTTGCCGCTTTGACCGTCAGCTTTTTCTCAGCAAGCCATTGCTCTGCGATATCCCTGACAATCATTTTATTTTTAGACTGTTCCTGTGTATTCTTTCCCGAATAGACCTGTGCCATTTTCTCCTTGACCTCGGCAAGGCTGTGACCGTAAACGTAGCGGTATTTCGTCTTTCCGTTTTCTTTATATCCAACAGATACCCTGCCTTCAAAGCGGCCGTCCTTGCGTTTATAGATATTACTTCCTCTTTTAGCCATTAACATTCCTCCAATCTGACTGATTTTCTGACGGTTTATTTTTTAGTTTTCAGTATTTTTTTGCGCATTTTATGATTTTTTCTTCGAAAAAAGGTTTACATTAATTTGAATTTGTGATATAATAGTATTTAAATCAGCATAAAAACAAGCTAAAATATGTTTCGCATAGTAACTGAATATGCGAAATAAAGGCGCGTACCTCCGAAAGTACGCGCCTTTTAAGCTATATATACTTGGTATTTTTTTAGTCTGACGGTTTAATTTCTTATTTGTATAAAAAAAGCGACTTCACCGATGAAGCCGCTTTTTTATATTTAAGCTTATTTAATTCGCTGGATTAATCTTCTAAGATGGTCTGCGTAAACTCAGCTGTATCAGCATTTACAGTTCCGATAATTCCGTCAGCAAATTCAAATGCAAATAACTCAGAATTAAAGTTCTTGATTGTAAGAACGTCCTCGCTGTCATTGATAGAAATTATCAGATAACCGTTTTCATTAATACTGAATGTTATCATATCCAACGTAATCTCGTTGAGAACGATCTTGTTTTCACCGTCATTATCTTCAACAATATCTGATCCGTATCCTATTCCGAATATGTATGTGTCGTTTCCGTTGCCACCATATAGATAGTCGCTGCCAACACCTCCGTCCAGAACATCGTTTCCTTCTCCGCCGTTAAGCGTATCATTTCCTCCGTCACCGTGAATGACAACACCGTTATCACTCCATGCGGACATCCAGTCGTCATATTCTGTTGCGTGTACCTGTTTCAGCGGATTTTCTTCACTGTCATATGCATATCTTGTTCCGTCTGCAAAGTTCACATTGAAATTTCTGTTATCCTCAAATGTAAAGTAACCCTGAATGATCAGCTTGTCCTCAATACCTTCGAATGTAATGGTAAGATCATTCCAGTTTGTTCTGTAAACTGTTATCATATCCGCCGAAATACCGCTGCCGAATGAGATCGTGTTGACGCCCTCGCTGTCGCTGATGGTATCTGTGCCGTAACCGATATTAAAGATGTATGTATCATTTCCTGATCCGCCATATAGATAATCGCTGCCTTCGCCTCCGTCAAGAATATCGTTTCCGCCGCTTCCGTAAAGCTGATCGTCTCCGATACCTCCGTACAGCTTATCTGCGCCGTTTCCTCCGTTAAGGCTGTCGCTGCCGTTTTCTCCGATAAGAGTTACACCCCTGTCGTCCATAGCTGCGATGTAATCGCTGTTTTCAGTTCCGTAAATAGTCCTCAGAGGACTGTTGGACGCGGTTGCGTGAAGCTTAGAACCGCCGTTAAACGTAAGATAGAAATTTCTGTTTGCCTCGGAAGTGAAGAATCCCTCGATCACAAGCTTATCATCAGAACCCTCAAAGGTAACGGTAATATCGTTCCAGTTTGTACGGTAAGCCTTTATCTGATTTGCTGAATATCCGTAAATCTCAATAGTATTCGTCCCTTCGCCGTCGTCGATAGTATCTGTACCGTAGCCTTTTTTGAAAATATATGTGTCGTTGCCTGCGCCTCCGTAAAGGAAGTCATTGCCTTCACCGCCGTCAAGAACATCGTTTCCTGCGTTGCCTGTAAGTCTGTCGCTGCCCTTATCTCCGTAGAGAAAGTCGTTTCCGTTGCTGCCTACAAGCTGATCGTCGCCGTCCTGACCGAGTTTTGTAATGCCATCCTCATAAATGGAGATCATATACTCGCTGCCGTCAGTGCCGTAAATAGTTCTGAGAGGACTGTTCTGATCTGCTGCTTCTACGACAGTTCCGTCGGCAAATACAAGTGTGAAGTTTCTTGCCTCCTTGCTGATGCAGTAATTCTTAATGGTAAGAGTATCCTCAAAGCCGTCAAAGGTAATGAGAATATCGTTCCAATTGGAACGGTATGCCTTGATGCCTCCGGCGATGAAACCGTCTCCGAACATAACAGTGTTAACACCCTCACTGTCCATAATGGAGTCGGCGCCGTATCCCGGCTTGAAGATATATATGTCGTTTCCGCTGCCGCCGTCAATGAAGTCATTGCCTGTTCCTGCGTCAATTATATCGTCTCCGTCTCCGCCGTTAATGTAGTCGTCTCCCGAACCTCCGAAAATCACGTCGTTTCCGCCGCCTGCAAGAAGTTGATCGCTGTCTGAATCTCCGAGTATATACTCGTCCATGCCGGAACCGATTATTCTGTCTCCGCTTTCTCCGCCCGCGATAACCGTTTTATTCTCATTAACGATATAGTCGTAGTTTTCCGAACCCGAAAGGAACTCTTTTTCTTCTGCTGTAATGTTATCCTTAACGGAGATTTCCTCATCTCCTATACGAAGAACATAGTTATCGGGATTTTGCTTAAAGTCTGTGATTATGAGTTTATCGTCGGTATCCCTTATACTGATAACAACATCTTCGCCCACCGAATCGATACGAAGGTCTGCAAGAGAAACTTCGTTCGTGAGCTTGATAACAGAAGTACCCTCGGTATCGTTTATTACATCTGTACCGCAATTTTTGCCGAAAATATATGTATCGTCTCCGAAACCTCCATAGAGTAAGTCGTTTCCCTCGCCCCCGTCAATAATATCGTTTCCTGCACCGCCGTAAACAAAGTCGTTTCCGTTTCCTGCATAAATGGTATCGCTGCCCTCGTTACCATAGATAATGTCGTCACCCTTGCTGCCGTAAACGGTATCGTCACCGCCGAAAGCGTGCATAACTGAATCATCTACAACTGCCTTGAGGACATCGTCGCCGTTACCGCCGTAGATATGTCTGAACGGACTGCCCTTATCGGTAACGTGCATTTTAACTCCGTTAAATTCAAGATCGTAATTACGGTATTCCTCACCTTTGCGGAAATCCTTGATAACAAGAGTATCGTTTGTACCCTTTATTGTTATAGCTGCATCGTATTCATCTGTGCCGTTTACAAGAATATCGCTTGGTTTAAGTCCCTTGAATCTGAGAGTATTCAATCCTTCGGAGTCGATTATTGTATCGTTTCCATAGCCCTTTGCGAAAATGTATGTATCGTCACCAGAGCCGCCTTTCAGTGTGTCATTACCTGTTCCGCCGTCGAGAGTGTCGCTGCCTTCGCCGCCAATAAGTATGTCGCTGCCTGAATCTCCGTACAAGATATCGTTGCCTGCTCCACCACTAATAGCGTCGTTTCCGTTGCCGCCACGGAGATTATCGTTACCGTTCTCACCGAAAATGAAATCAATTTTGCTTGTACCGCTATACGAATCATTAGCTTCTGTGCCAAGATATGTGTTACCTGATATTGTTGATTCAACAATATCCGCATAATTCTCTGAATAGTGATTACTGTAATCAGTAAAGCATGATGTTCCGTTGATCTTATCGTACGACTTGAGATAAACGCCAAGGTCATATACTAAGTAATCAATATTTTCTCCCTCAGCAGCTTTTTCATCAAATATATAATTTAAGAACTCTAAGTTTAGATTCTTGTTGCCATTCTCGTCCTCGTATTCGTAAACTGCATTCAGATAGCCGCCAAGACCACAGTACATATTAAGAATATTGTAATACTGATTTTCTATGTTTGTATATATATCCTTTAATATTGAAGCTGCATTAGAGTTCGGATTTGAACCTCCTACACCCTCAAAATCACGTCCCATGAACTGCTCGATCACGTGCAGATCTCTTGCGTCGATATTGCCGCCTCGGCTGTTGATTGAAATACTTTCGGAATCTGTTAATTTATAAAGAATCTTTTTCAGGCAGTAGCGTTTCATAGTTATATCCGTAGATTCGCTGAATCGATAGCAAAGTTCAAGTAATTCTCCGCTTTCATCATCATTGATAGCCTGAATTATATTTGGGACATTACCCGCTGTAACCACGCCGTCCTGAGTTGTATCAGATGAATTTACAGGGAACCAGAACTCGCTGATATCCACCATCGATACAGTTCCGTTTTTGTTAATTGTAACGCTTGCTGATTCTGCAATGCGCGTACCTGTTTCTTCATCTACAAAGCTGACTTCCGAATGTTCAAGGCTAATAGAAACAATGCCTGTTTCATTTAAAGTTTTAAGTTCATTTGATTCGGATTTTCCGTTATGGTTAGCGTCTATCCACACTCTTAGATCAGCAAAAGCAATGTCATTATTATCAATTATTCCATCGCTGTTATCATCAAGTTCTGCAAGTGCTTCAAAGCCAGATTCGGATTTTGAACCGTCTTTAAGAATTACCTGATCTCCGAAAAGCTCTCCGCCGTTATCAATATTTCCGTTTCCGTTTCTGTCTAACGCTAAAAACCCGTCCTCTGTACCTATCCATGCTGTTTTCTCTGCAAATCCGTTATTGTCAAGGTCAAAATTTACACCGTGTTCAAGTGAACGCAGTTCTATGCCTGATTCGCCTAAGTCTATTATGAGAGGATCACGGGGTGGCTGGGCTTTGCCTGCTCTGTCATAATTACCGGATTCCTCTTGAATTTCTTTCATTAATTCATCTATTTTTTTTGCGTCATTTGCAAGCAATGCTTGTCTTAATTCTTCTGCAAATTCTTCTCCCATAAAAACTTCCACAGCTAAAAGAAAATCATCAACAGCTTTATTTACTTCTTCTGGGTTTTCAACACTTTCAGCACTTGCTACAATTGGATTTAGTGTAATCATAAGTGTTGTACATGCCGCAGAAATTGATTTTGAAACACTATCAAGCTTGCCGGATGTTGCCAATTTAATTATACCAGCAGCTGCACATAATCCACCTAAAGCTGGTATACTATACTTTAGTACCGTTGCTGTATCTATACTTGTACTGCTGCTTTTCTCTTGTTCCCATAATTCTAATTCACGCTGTAAGATTTCTTGATTTGCGCTTTCATTTGCATAAGAATAACTTGGTGAATAGTTTGGTGAATAACTTGGTGCAAAGTCCGGCGCAAAACTTGGCGCAAAGTCCGGTGCAAAACTTGGTACAAAACTTGGCGATGGAGCGAGACCAGAACCATTACCAAGATTTTGATTAATTTGATACCAATAACTTAAAAATGTCGATCCAAATAACCACCAAAATGGTGACAGATCGGGAACATCAGACAGATTGTCAAGTTTATAATCTGGAATTCGTATAAACCAGTAAAGTATTAATCCACTTGGAAGATATGCAATTAAAATCACATACTTATGAGATGTGTCATAAATACCATCAAAACTAATATCAAGACCCTCAAGTTGACTTATATCAATATTACCAAGTTTCCAACTAAATTTTTTATAAATATCCGTTAAGCTAAGATCACCCTTAATATATGAAATATTTTCATCACTATAAGGTGTATTACCATATCTGTGTTCGGTTATCCCATCTTCCAGTAAAGTATTATTTACATACCTGTCGAGTTGAGTTAGACCTTCAATCATTTTGGAAGGTTCCAAATAAGAGCCTGGTTTCACTTCCCAAAAATAAGCAATATCGTTTTCAACATCCTCAAAATATAAATCAGCTCTTCCAGTTCCTGTTTTGTTTCCAACTGGAGCTTGTCCAGATTTAAAGGTAACTGTATGTTCATCTGTAATATTATCTTTTTTATATTTATCAATAATATGATCTTGAACATCATGATGGAACTGACCATAAGGAGGCACTATACCATCTCTTTTAGCCCTATTCCAATCTCCAGTTATTGATGTTAGTAATACTGCATCCTCTTTCGATTCTTCTTCAGTTCTATTGTCTTCTGATATACTTTCTTCTGCTGAAACAATCAAAGAAGGAAAATTTGATGTTGTTACCACTGATAGTAATAGTGATACTACCAACATAAATGAAATTAATTTTAAAAATTTTTGATGCATAATAACCAGCCTTTCATTTTATATTTCTAACCCAAACGATTTAAGAGTTCGAATATTGTCTGTTCTGCGCTTCTTTAATTCTGCCGTTACCTTTGTGTTTAGTTTTGCATCATTCAACATTTGGTCACGAATGATAATTTGCTGTTGTACCTTCTGACGAAATCTATTTTTGTAGTCATTAATATCTGTTGCTCCGGAAAGGCCGGAAAGGCCTTTCTCAACTTCTTTTACTTTCATTGCAAGAATATTTTCCATATATGGCGTAATATCACCTTTGTAACCTGTCTTTATCAGTAAAAGACCTTCGGAATAGTAATAATGAGGTTTTGTGTTAAATTCCTCTAAATCGCAGCAAATATCCATTGGGGTTCCAAGTTTGTAAAAATGCTCTATGCAGTTGTTGAGATTGATTGCTTCATCAAAAATCGGCAGCATAACGTTTTGGGTTACATTAAATGCATTTTTCATACCATAAATGTCGTCTGATTTATATAAAAAGTGTACTATACTTTTGCTAAAAGCTCCTTCAAGTGACTCAGTACGAACAAACCAATCCATACTTTTTCCCCATACATCACATACATATTGGACTGCACTTTCCATTACATCATCATCAATCTCAGGATTTAATGAACAGTAATAATGATGATTGTTTTTCAGCCAACACTCCGGACTCTTTGTAAAATCTATCGTTCGCCTATAAAGTGAAACAACTCCACCTAAAATTTCAAAAGACTTATAACCTGTTTTTCGTGTCCGAAGCTCTCGATATGTCAAAATATGCAGTATTTCATCATTTACCACCCGTACAAAGTAAGTAAGTTTAGCAACTTTTATTTTTACAAAACCCAACGGTTCAAGAGCTTCTCCGAAAACCTGTTTAAATGCGGCATTCAAAGACAGGGTTCTTTCATTCTTCTTTTTGAAAAACATCGGAATAATATTTGTATCTTTGTCTGCTTTGCTTTCAAAATCCTCATAATCAGAAACCATATATTTCGGCTCAATTCCCAGCACGGAAGCTGCTTCGTACAAAGCGTCCTCAACAAAGACTTCGTTCTTGTTCCATATTTCAGAGATCTGTTCCCACGTTTTTCCCGGAGCTAAAATCGGCTCCCAACATTCACGTCTGCCTTTCGGCGAATGTTCTTCGTCAAACTCGGAACGTCCCACCATCACCGTATCGTGGACATCAGCCCCGGTATGCAGTTCAATATACGTCCAGTCGCTGTCTACAACATCCATGCTGAAACTGCTTGTTTTCATTTCCGCAGCTGTCTGTTTGGCGTCGTCCTTGACCTGTTTGGGATTGTCCCTGTACTCCTTAGAAGCAAGTGTTACCCATTTCCCGCTTTCTGAAAAAGCAAGAATATAACTTACGCTTGATTCTTTCTCAGAGCATGGCACAAGACTTCGTTTTTTCATTACATCACAAAATGCTTTTAAAAACTGTTCTCTGCTGCCGTTATTCTTTATTTGAACCAATGAAAAAAATCTGCCCATAAATTCCTCCTTAAATCCTCGAATATTATATGAATTTTGTTGATCAAACTCCGTTAAAAAATACCATAAACAATGTCATTTGTCTATGGATATCTGAAATACAGTTATAAATTCGGCGTAAGCGGTCATATTGACTCAGAATTTGTCGTAAAAAAGGAAACGGCGGACAAAAATTTGTCCGCCTAATATCAAACAATATTACCGTTGATCCCTACGTAAATATCCACTAAATTGCTGTTATTAATGTAATAGTAAAAATCTGTTATCGGTTGATAACACTTCCGGGATAAATATGTTTGCATTTTCTTACGTGAATTTTTTAACGTGTCATAAGTTCCGGAGTGTCTTGCTCTCACTGCGTTGAAAAGCATAAGCTGCGGCTTATAAACATAAAACTCGTTGCTTTTAAACTCCTTGCTGACAGGAACAAAAAATTCAAGGTCAAGTATTGTTTCATCCGTTCCATAGGTATTTTCTTTCAGAGAAAAAATGATATTTCCTGTCCGTTCCATTTCAAGAAATTTCAGACTTTCCAATATATGCTCGATCAACTTATCAAGTTTACTGTATGTTGATCTTGTCCTATATGACAGCAGCGATTCAACAGATAAATATTGCTTTTCAATTATTTCCATAACTATCTCATCCTATTACTTAAAAATGATCTGCCAGATGTATCTCCACATTTGATATCCCTCCCCGTTTTTTCATTTCGGGGGTAGTATAAATCTTTTTATTCAATTCGTCTACAGATATCTGAAATACGGTCGTAAATTCGGCGCGAGCGGTAGTTTAAGCGTGATTTTATTGTAAAATTTTACTTGATATTTTAATAGTTCTATGTTATAATTAAAAGCAAAGGGAGGCGAAATTATGAAGATTGCCGTATGTGATGACGAAATAATTTTATATGAAGAATTATATACGCTTTTAAACGAATATTCCACATTAAAAAAAGAGCCGATTTTAACTACATATTTTAAAACCGGATATGACCTTTTATCAAGTACTGAGAAGTTTGACATTATATTTATGGACTATCAGATGGACGATATTGACGGATTGGAAACATCCAAACGTCTGCGATTAAAAAATTCAGACGTTACTATTATTTTCCTCACCGCATTTCCTAAAATCGTTTTTCAGTCCTTTGAGGTAAATACGTTTCGTTTCCTTTTAAAGCCGATAAAAAAAGAAGATCTGTTTAAATCTATCGACGATTATCTTGATTCTGTCAGAACAGATGATTTTCTCATATTGAACACTAACGACGGTTCGTGGAAAGTCAGGTTATCTGAAATTATTTATGTCGAATCAAAAGACAAGCACACTATAATACGAACTGTTGACAATCAACTTGAATGCTGCCGATATATGCAGGAGATTGAAAAGATGCTTCCCAAAGACCGATTTACACGTTCTCACAGGTCATGTATAGTAAGCTTTCTCCACATAAGAAATCACGATAATAAAACTATCTATTTTGATAACAACGAACGTGCTTCCATAAGCAGAAGGTATCTGACCGATTTCAAAAAAGCTTTTCAGGAATACATAGTAAGATATAACACAAAGGACTGATATAATGAACACTGTAATCTCAAATGCCGTCTTTATTATCTCGGACTTGCTTCTGCTTGTTAACCTGATTCTCATAAGCAAATCTGCTGATTTGGAAGAATTTAAACCCGGTTGGATTAAATCGCTCTCCGTATCGGTTGTTCATGGAAGTTATACTCTGATTTTCAGTTCATATTTTGCAGAATCATCAAAATTCATGATGACAGTACTGCTTGCCGTATATTATCTGCGTTTTTTGGTTTTTCCGTTTATCTTCACTAAAAAAATAAGGTTTATTTCATTCTATATGCCTTTGCTGCTGATATCCTTGGATTCACTCATGCAAAGCTGTGCCTTATGGATATTTAAGCTTACAGCCTCGAATTTAAACGAATTGACAATAAACAAGGTCACTTCAATGATATTTCAGCTGTTTGTTCTTGGCTTGATTTGCTTTTTATATAAAAAAGAGCAGTTTAAAAATTTAAGATTTGCATTTAAGTCAACGTCTAAAGCGGTGGGAATATTGATGCTTTTATGTGTCTTTATTATGGAAGGAGTCGTTACGCTTATTTCCTTTGAAACAGACAATATTTCTGTTCAAAAGGGATTTTCAGAATTCTTCCTACTCATTTTAATGATAGTAATGTTTGCAATCATGTTTCTGCTGTTTATAAACAGTATGTCAAAAAAGTATTTTCAAGACACATCTGATCTGCTTTTAAAACAGATAGATACTCAGCTCCGACATTATAAAGCCTTAGACGATATGAAGAAAGAATTTCATTCTTTCAGACACGATTACATTAATCATATGCAATGTGTATCAGCTTTGATCTCATCAAATAAGAACGAGGAAGCTGTTCAGTACATAAATAAATTATCTAATTCCAAAACCATGACAGAAAAACCGTATGAAAGCGGAAATAATATTTTAGACTCAATCCTTACAGAAAAAGCTGAGTTTGCAAAGGAATGCGATACAGAAATATGCTTGGACGGTTTGTTTACGCACGATTTTGATCCCATCGATCTATGCGTTATTTTTTCTAACGCTCTTGACAATGCCATAGAATCCTGCGGTAAGATCGGCGGACATAAAGTAATTGACATAAAACTGAACATACAACAGGGATATCAATTTATTTCAATCAGTAATCCCACAAATGAGGAAAATGACGATCTTAAAACAACCAAAGACGATAAAATACATCATGGGTTTGGTATTAACAATATACGAAATTCTGTTAACAAGCATAACGGAACTTTTGATATAAATAACGGCAATGGTTTGTTTTGTCTTAATATTACTCTTAAATTATGAGATATTTATATATAAAAACAAGGAGTGTTTCACACAATATACTCCTTGTTCTTTTACTACTTATCGTTACCGCATTTATGACGGTTGCCGGATTGCTTTTTATTGTTTCTGCTCTCGCCGTCCAAAGCGCTTTCAGCCATTGTATGACCGCCTTTGGCTTTCATCTTTCTGACTTCTTTGGGATCAAGCTGTGAATCCTTTGACATTTTATCAACTCCAATCTGTAATTAGTATATGCGTCTTTTCAAGTAATATTATCAATACATTCCTCCGGTGACTTATCTTCTCTCAGCCCCTTAAAAACAGGCTGCCGCATACCGCCGCTTTCGGTTTTCATCATATATTTTACTGTACATACAAGTTCGGGAGTTACCCATACAGCATTTTCATTGCCTTTCGGAATTTCAGAAAAAGGACAATCTGTTTTATTTAAAGTCTTTATTCTTCTGAATGGTTCTCCGCCAACTCCCAGAGTAACATGACCCTTGTAAACAAGCTGACCATTACTGTACTGTCCGAGGATAATGCTGTTCATACTGTTTTCTTTCGGAACATAGCCCAAAACTACGAAATCATCGTCCTGCAAATACTTAATTTTGATCCAGTCCTTAGTCCGCTTATCAAAGTAATACTTGCTGTCCTTACGTTTCGCAACGATACCCTCCAATTCCTGCTGTTCGGCAAGGGCATAGAATTGGATACCGTTTTTCTCAATAAACCTCGATACTGCAAATCTGCCGTTTTCCGATATTACCGCTTTCTGTAGAAGTTCTTTTCTTTCAGTCAGCGGCAAGTCCGTTACCTGTCTGTTCTCATAATACAGAATATCAAACGCAGTAAAACATGCAGGATATTTCTTCGCCGCCATATCTATCTTTACGGGATTGCTCATCATACTGCGTTTCTGTATTTCAAAAAAATCCGGTCTGCCGTCCTTAATGACCGCAAGCTCTCCGTCCAGAATACAGCGGACATTCACATTCTTATGAATTTCTGCAAGCTCCGGTACTTTCGGCAGCATTAAGATATTTCGTTTGTTCTTCAGAATCGTTTTGTCTCTGTCAAGGTATGCGATACAGCGTTCGCCGTCAAGCTTTAATTCGTAGATATACTCATCGCTGTCAAAGGGTTGTCCCTCTGTGCCGATCAGCATCGGTCTGATATTTTTTGTTTCCCAGATATCAGTCATTCTTTACGCCTGCCTGGGCAAGACTTTGCTTGAGAGCCTCCATAATGTCAATGACATTGACCTGAACATCGGGAGTGGAGGCAACAATATCCTTGCCTGCGATCTTCTGTTCAATGATTTCACGCAGCTTGAACTGATATTCGTCCTTGTATAAACTCGGCTCAAAATCCTTGACCATTGTGTTGATCAGCGTTTTCGCCATAGTCAGTTCCGCTTCGTTTAATTCGGGATGTGCAGGCTCTTTCGGAACTTGCTTTACCTCGTCGGCGAAAAACATGGTTTCAATCAGTATACCGTCGTCTGTAGGAATAAGCGTAAGCAATTTTTCCTTTGTACCCATAACGGTTTTGGCGACAGCGACCTTATTCTCATCTTTCATTGCTTTACGAAGTAATTCAAACGCCTTATCTCCTCCGGCTTCGGGAACTGCGTGGTACGTCTTATCATAATAAATAGGGCGAATAGAATTCAAATCAGTAAAATGCAGGATATGAATAGTCTTATCCTTTTCGGACTTCGCCTTTTCAAAATCCTCATCTGTCATAATCACGAACTTATCCTTGTCGTACTCAAAGCCTTTTACGATATCCTTTGATGAGATCTCCTTTCCGCAGGATGTGCAAACCTTTTTGTACTTTACTCTGCTGCCGTCCTCTCTGCAAAGCTGATTGAAGTGTATATCGTTATCCTGCGTTGCCGTATACAAACCGACAGGAATATAGACTAAACCGAATGAAATTGCGCCTCTGTGTGATACTGCCATTGTAAACGCCTCCTTTTTCGTTAGTATATCCGTTCCATAACAAGAAATACTAAAGGACTATCAGTTAATATGATTGCTCATAACTCTGCGACTGATCATCCTTAATTCCGAGCGACTGTTTCTTCCGATGTATCATTCTCCGCAGCCTACTGTCCACCGTCCGTCTGACTGCCTTATACTTCTGAGTATAGTCCTCTTCAATGCACCTACTAAAATTTGCGAATAAACCAAAGATTGTATTTGCCAACATGGTATTCTCAAGATTGTCAAGGTGGTTAAGCATATTCTGAGCAACTTCGTTGCCGTTGTCTGCGGATTTAGTGAGCCACTCTACTGCTTTTGTCTTATCTTTCTCAAGTCCCTCTGCTCCGAAAAGATAAAGCCTGCCGAGCTGATAGCTTGACCACATATTCTTATCTGCGGATTTTTCAAAGCAGTCTACGGCTTTTAGAATATCATACTTTTCTTTTTGCAAATAAAGTATACCGAAAGCATACTGTGTGAATTCGTTATCTTCGGCTGACAGCAAATATTTCTCTGATTTATCCAAGTCCTGCAACACGATATCGCCCTTGAAATATATCTTGCCAAGCTTGTAACAGGCATAAGCGTCTCTGCTGTCGGCACACTCTGTAAGCATAGCAAGTCCTTTGTCAATGTCCTGATCTAAATGCTCACCCGAAATAAGTTCAAGGGCAAGAAAACGTTTTGCATTGATATTCTCAAGCTTTATTGCTTTTTCAAGTAGCTTTACAGCCTTTTCAATATCCTGTGGAATATTTTCTCCGAGCAGAAGCACCTTTCCGTACTCGTACAACCCATTCTTGTTATTCATTTCTTCAGATCGTTTGAAGTAATCTATAGCCTTATCCATATTGATGTCTGTTCCGAGTCCCTTTTTAAACATAGAACCAAGTTTGTAATATAGGTTATCATCAGCCTGATCCTTGCTTTCGAGTTCAAGAAAACCGGATAATGCGGCATTGTAATACCTTTGTGCCGTATCTTCATTTTGAGTAACATATTCACCCTTATTGTACATCTGAGCAATCGCATACGACGCATAAGGTTGTCCCTGTGCAGATGATTTCTGATACCACAAAAACGCCTGCGACAAATCTTTTTCCACGCCGTTTTCGTAGTAATACAAATTGGCGAGACTGTACTGAGCAAATTTGTTCCCCGCTGTTGCCGATTTCAAAAACCAATCAAATGCCTGTTTGTAGTCCTGTTCTGTACCTAACCCATAACAATGCATTTTGCCTATGCGATACCAAACGTAAGAACGCATATCTACAGGTTTCATGATTTGACCCTCATATTTCGGTTCGTAGGGAAACATAAAATCCGAATCGGGTTCTGTTTCCATAAATCCCTGTAATGCCTCTTTGTAATATGCAAATGATTTTTCTTCATCCTTTTCACCAAGCTTGTCGGTGGAATACAGCTTTCCTAAATCGTGAATAGCAAGAACATTGCCTGTCTGAGATTCTGAAAGCAGAAGTTGTTCTGCTTTTTTGAAATCTTCAAGCTTTGATTGCTTATTGTAAATCAGTTTGCAGGCTTCTTTGTACGAACTACTCCACTTTAAATAATATTTGCTTTGAGGAACATCATCAATATCAACCGTTACTGTATTTTCATCACTCCAAATGAAATCTTCGACTGTAAGATCATCGTTATCTGAAAATATTATATTATCATTTTCGGATTGCTCAGATTCATCAAACTGCGGAGATATTTCTACAGGCGGACTATCAGAGGTATCTTCGGATTGTTCGGTAGGTTCGGGTTCTTCGACTATAGGGTTATTCATATCAAGCACGGTTCTGATTATCATATTCCGCACGGGCTGAAAAACCTTATTGTCGGTAAGTGAAGGCAGTTCTTTTTCCTTTTGCGTATAGGTCTTGTATTTCAAATGCTCCAAGCTGCACCATTTTTCATAGAGCTGATGGACATTCTCATCTTTTGCAAGCTCCGAAAATATATTGTTGACCGTTTCCTTGACATCGGGAGGAAGATATCCATACACTTTTTTGCCTTTTACATTCTGTAACTGAGAATGTAGTTTAAGGATAAAATTTTCAAGCTGCGGATTGTCAAAACCGCCTTGCTGAATTTTTCTGACGATACTTTCAAACTCTGTTTTGGATACAGCTTTCAATTCGTCACGGCTTAAAGTCTGCTTCTGATATATTGACTGCAAATCGTCATGGAATATGTCATTTGCAAAGGCTGAACGTATCTGATCTATGCCCTTAGCGGTTAAAAATCCCTGCTTTGGATTCGTCGAATACACAAGCAGATGAATATGGGGATGATGAGCTGTATCATGAAAAGAGGCATACCATTTCAGATTGCAGAGTGGAATACGCTGCGATTTTGCAATGTCGGAAATATGCCTTTTCACAAGATCTCGCCATACCTCAGAGTTGTCATAACCAAGACGAACAGCGTCTTCTCTCCTAAGAGAAACAACGTGCGACCAGACATTGCCCTTGTGATTTGCAATTTCGTTTGCAACTCTGTCAAGAATGATCGGTTCGTCTTTTTCATTAAACAAACCGTGAGAGCCTCTTTTCTGAACTCCCGGTCGCATAGCCATGTAACCGACAAAGTTCTGTCGGTTTCCGATGATGTCTGCGTTACGCTCAATGATCGTACTGATAAGCTCAGATGCGTTTTCTACGGTAGGAGCAGCGATATAGTCCTCATACTCCAAATATTTTTTAGCTTCGGGAAAATCTGAAAGCAGATCACGAAGCAATTCTTGTTGGTTTTTGGTAGCGTTATCATTTCTGTCAATAGTATTTTGATCACGAACTTCAACTGTTTCACGGGTTGCGATATATTTTGTATAATTTCTTCGCTTGTTCTTACTTTTCTGTGTACCGCTTTTCAGGTAGCGGCTTGTGACGATTATTTGGGATTGAGGCATGCGATCACTTCCTTTCTGGGGATTGTTTTTTATTCGGTGATGTGGTATAATTTAAGTAATGTTGGTAAAAACGCACTGTGTTATAATATATCAAGAATCCAAGGAGGATGTTATGGGCTTGTTATCAAGAATAAAAAGCTTTCTGAGAGGACCTATCTACAGGATAAATAGAGAAGTCCTGGCAGATTATATGAATAATGAGATTCAGTTTTCGGTGGAGCATAATTTATCTGCCTGTGGAGAATTCTATTTATCACCATCAGAAGAGGGACCCGAGGAGCATATTATCACAACTAACAACGATGCTCCATGTAAATGTCCGATGGACTCAGAGAAAGACTTTACAGGCATTACGATTTACGCCAACAGAAGTTCTTATTACGATCCCGAAAAGGATGAGATTTATCACACTGTCGATGAATTTATACGATTCAAATTGGATGGATTTCCTGAATGGTTTATTTTCAGGGGTGAAACGTCAGAGTTGGATAAATACATGATAAAAAAACAGTTGGATTGAAATGATAAAACTATGTACCAGCCGTATCGCACCGATACGGCTTTCTCTTACTCTGACCTCTGATACCTCACAGCCTTTTCAAAATTAATGATACCATTGATCCGCTTAACTTCATCCGTACACATAGCACGAAGCTTGATCATCGTATCATCGTCAATGTCATGCACAGCCGCAAGCATATGTGATATTGCTCCAAGCTCAACAGCAACCTTAAACATGGCACGGGACAACCTTTGTTCCGTGCCTTTTACAATTCCCTCTGTTATCGTTGCAATCTGCGGAGCAAGATAATCCACAAGCTCAGGCTTGTTCTGCAAAAGATAACCGCAGTAAAATCTGATTGCCTTTTCCATAAACTCCGTGCGTGAAGAGCAGTTATCCGACTTGTATAAGATATCAACCGTTTTCATAGTCTCGGGAAATACATACAACGGAAACTTGATTTTTTCTGCTGTGACACCATCGTTTTCTTCTGCAACATCGGTGCTTTTTTTCATTTTTTGTACTTTTGACTCCATGACTTTCGTAAACCTCCTTTTTTGACTCCATTTTATCAAGGCTTGTAAAACCTCGCAAAATCGGCGAGCTTTGCTCGTCCGATGTGATTGTTTTGGCGGCTTTGACGCCAAAACTTTAACCAGCAATATATTAAATGCCCCTCAAACCCACCCGAAATCATCTGATCCCTGCCATTCTCAAGCTTTGCAACAAAACGCCCCAAATTCGCCCCAGCTGCCTTTAGGGTAAAGTTATCCCACCCATGCCGTGAAAACGCCACACGAGGGCACACGGTGCGAACCGTGGCGAATTACTGCTCGGATCGTTTCCCCGATTCGGCAGGAGCAGTGATCTTCTGCTTTCTCGCAGGCTTTCTGTCCGACATCATATCAATAAAATCTCTCACATTCTGCGGAACGACCTTGCCGTAAAGCTGATCCGCATACTTTTCAAGTTCCGCCGCAAGAGTTGTGTTTTTCTGCTCCAGATACATTTCTATCGCAGACAGCTTTTCCTCATTGACCGATATTGAAATTGACTTCTTCAAAGCAACATTCCTCCCATCTCAAAATCCCCCGACTCATCTTCTTCAAGTTCTTCATCAGAAAATTCTTCGCTGATATCTTCTGTAAGCTGCTGTTCCGACTTAACAGTAATAGCATAATACAGTTCCTGACCCCTGCCTGAGATCGCTCCGTAGGAAGTGATCTCGCCCTCCTTGCGTCCCAGAACACTTTGACCAAAGTCGTGCAAGTCTATATCTTCCAGAACAGAATTATCAAAGTTTGTAGGAAGATTTTTCGCCAGATAAGCCTTGCCGAACTCGCTTTCATCGGAAATAAACATATCAAATTCGTACTCCGACAGATGTTCAATGCAGTCCATAGTATCGGAAATATCACATATTTCCTCGCTCTCTGTGACCGCTTTCAGTTTTACAAAATCGTGATTTGAAAGTTCTGACAGCCTTTGAGCAAGAACATTCAGTTCGTCAATTCTGCGCATATCGCCAAACGATTCCTCTGTGATCGAAGGAATAGCCGACTGAAAATCATAATAGACCATGTCCTGAACTCTGCCTATGCAAAGGTCTTTTGCAATGTCGTTCAGATTTTCTTTATCGCAAGGCAGGGACAGCCATTGGGCAAACTGCTCGGTGGATTCATCATTTGCCGGCGCAGGCGCGATCAGCAGACGGAAAAAGCACTTATCCGGCTCGCCGATCTCAATATTCATATCCGGTCTCTCATAGCAGGACGGTACACAGTAATAGCTGTCCGCAAACATACCGCCGTCACGCTCGCACATAATTTGTCCGATATGCTCACGGTCGAGCAGTTCCAACATCTCATCGGAACAGTCCTCCAATTCACACAGCATATCGTTCTCAATTGCCATTTCGCCGAGTTCGTGATAATCTTCGCAAGGGAAAGCAGGAACAGAATCCAGACCGTATGTCATCAAAAGCATATCGTCAAAGCTGCTTTCGGGATTGGCTTTCAGCAGACTTTTAAACGCCTCTGCCTCCGGATATTCCAGCTTTTCATACCTTTCGGCGAACAGGTTAAGCTTGTAAATATCCGCTGAAAATTCTTTACCACACAGGCTTTGCGGCAGCTCTGTGTTTCCAAATTCGGACAGTCTGAACAAAACCTCGCGGCTCTGAAACTTTCTCAGCCTGTCAAGCGTATCACGTATTTCAAATACACTCATTGGGAAGTCCTTTGCTAAAGTGTAATTGCCGTCTTTTAAATATATTTTCATTTAACATCACTCCGTTTCTTCATTTGATTCTTCTGTATTTTCTTCCGTCACATTATTGATTTCATTAATGGCGTTTAGAACCTCCTGCGGATAATCCACTCCCTCATAGGTGCACCAGCTTGTCCAGCTGCCATTTGAAACAGGCTCTTTAGTGACATATCCAAGAGTTTCTGAACTGTAGACGACTTCGCCGTCACCGACATATATCCCATGCTGACTGCCGTCAAACAGTCCTATACCTGCGACCTCAGGCATGGTATCAAGACTGCCTTGCTCCGTGTAAACAAGAATTTCATGCACATTTCCAAACGTTTTATCCGCAGGATTGTAGTTGAGATACCCAAGCATAAGTCCTGCGTTATCGCAGTATCTGATGCGGTTATTTTCGTTTCTCTCGCCGATAAATCCGTTCATATATCCCCAGCCTGAGATGTACGCATTCTCCGCCCAAGCTGCCATGTCCGTACAGTTTTTGGTTGTGCTGTCCGTAAACATATACTCATTGATTGTTGCGTTCATCGTCCAAGTGTACGAACGCATGAAATCATCGTAAGGGATTTCAATACCATAGGTTGCATTTATACTTTCAAGCAGTGCGATATCATCGTTTGCGTTAGCGAACAGACTTGCGTATTCTGTGAAGTCCGACAGCGGATTTTCATCAAAATATGAGTAATAAATCAGCTGTGCCTTTATGGTTTCCGAGGGCAAACCGACCGCAGACATAACAGCTGCGATGGCTTCACCTTGACTTTGAAATTCAGCAATTTGCGACTGCTGATCCTCATCAAGCGTTGCCATAAAAGCGGAATCGGTGAACATACTACGGTCGACTTCGGGAGTTTCAATCTCCAAACTGCCCATTGATGACAGCACAGCTACAGGCAGGCACATCAGTCCAAGAAAGCCTGCGGCGATGCTTCCGATCAGAACAAACAGCTTACCTCGTTTCTTTTCGTCGCCCAGAATATATATCGCTACCTTTTTCAGAGCAACCGCAACTGTTGCAGACATTACCGACCACCACCGTTTCCAAACAACACAGCCTTGTACTGCGGAGCGATGACCTGTAACAAATATCTCTCGTTTCCGCACCTGTAAAGACAAGTACCTCTTTCAGGGTACTTTATCAAGCCGTACTCCGATTCTTCAAGCTGCAAGGTGTCAATGAATGCAGTCGGAGAAATATTACCCGGATTGAACAGAAAATGATGGCTCGGAATTGAAAACAACGGCTTAGTAAACTCCTTGATTTCAGGCAAAAGAAAGTCCTCAATATTCTGACTTGCCAGAATAAACGAGGACTCCTTTTTACGAACACGTTTCATGCCGTTGCGGATATATTCGATCGCCGTCATATTTGTGAGGAACAAATACAGCTCGTCTACTGCGGCAACTGTATTTCCTCTGCCCAAAAGCTGATTGCTCATGTAGCTGAGAATGTTAAACAGCAGAGTATCCTTAAGCCTTTTGTTTGTGTCCATAAGACCTTTCACTCCGAAACAGATAAGCTCGCTGTCATTGATGTTGGTGTGACCGTTGAAATATTTTGACTCCGCACCCTTGCACATGGAGTGCAGTCCCAGACAGATATTCTGTAACATTTCTTCGGTGTATAGGTGCTTTTTCTCGTTATCAAACGCCATGAATTCCTTTTCAATAAGTTCGTAGAGGTCGCTCATAATTGGATAATCTTCGCTGTCCAGCGTATTGAAATCGGTAAAATCATCAATTCCAAATCTTGCGTACAGCTTCATAAGCATGATCTCTATGGTGTCAATTTCGCTGTCAGAAAAGTCCTTGTACGCTCTGAAAAAATCCTTTAAATACGATATGTGCTGTGATAATCTTGTGACTTTTCTGAACGTTTCGGGATCTTCAATATCCGCTTTTTCGCCGTCGCTCCAAGCTTTAGGTTCAAGCGGATTTATCATAAATTCGCCCGACATCATATCAATGTATGTTCCGCCGAGATTTGAACACAAGTCCTCGTACTCATGCTCAGGGTCTAAAACCAACACACTTTTGCCTGCCTCACGCTGATTGCACAGCAAAAGTTTCATCAAGTAGGACTTGCCCTGACCGCTGTTGCCGAGGATAAGAATATTGCTGTTTGTCTTATCCTCGGTACGCTTGTCAAAGTCAACA